TGCAAAATTAGTAAATCCAACCGAGGTCCGTCGCCATAATGCACCAGTAATACCTTTGGGGTTCCCATTTCCTGCACGCAGAACCAGCTCAGAGATGCCTGCTTGCTGCGGGGAGCCAACGTTAAACCCTGCGCCACCAATCAGGCTTATGTAAACCACGGAACTGGCTTGTGGCATGGTTACAGTTGCCAGCTTGAACCATCCGGCACCACCACTAAAAGACATTGTTGCTGAGTTGATCGTGCCTATAGACCTTGGAGTTAGCTCAATGTTTTTAGAACCGTCAAACGACACCCCATTTATAGTTCTAGCGGTTTGTAACTTGGTCGCTGTCGCTGCATTACCGGTTGTGTTCTGGTTACCAGCAATGTTTACACCCGGCAGGTTGATATTGGCGGAGCCATCGAATGACACGCCGCCTATTGTGCGTGCTGTTTGCAGTTTTGTTGCAGTTGCAGCATTACCGGTTGTGCTCTGATTACCTGTTTTATTCACACCTGGCAGGTCGATATTGGCACTACCATCGAATGACACGCCGCCTATTGTGCGGGCCGTCTGAAGTTTCGTTGCGGTTGCAGCATTACCAGTCGTGTTCTGGCTACCAGCAATATTCACGCCCGGCAGGTTGATATTGGCGGAGCCATCAAATGAAACGCCACCAATGGTTCTTGCCGTTTGTAATTTCGTGGCAGACGCCGCATTCCCCGTGGTGTTCTGATTACCAGTCGCATTAACACCAGGCAAATCTATATCGGCTGAACCATCAAAGGATACACCACCTATGTTTATTGAACTTGCTAATTTCGTTGCTGTTGCTGCATTTCCTGAAAGGCTTGAAACAAACTGATGTGAGCAGTAATAACCACGTCCATTTTTAAAATCCAGAATGGTTTGAGTATTTGTACTTTCTGCTACTGGATCTGTGGCCCCCCACTTATAGGTGGCTTGACCAACGGTATAGTCAGTAGTTGGAACAATTACGTTCAAGCCCTCCTCAGCAAATATCTTGATAGGAAATGCTCTGGCTTCAACGTAAAACACACTACACAAATCGTCATCTTTCACACTTGAAATAATCGAGTGTATAGCTCGCTCAGCAGTAGAATATATTGAGAAAAAACCAGCCGCATATGAACCGCGATCAGACCAACCGCCAGGCATAACAAAACCATTAAATTCACAATTATTCATGGCGTATCCGCCAGCTGAGGAATAAGTAGTTATCACAACTCGTGAGGCTAATTCATCGGTACTGCCTCTAGATCGGCGAAAGACTATAGGATACCACTTACCGCTTACTGCATTTGCAGGCGCTGAAAAAGTGTATTTTCTCATCCCTTTTTTATTGTCTATTTCGCTTTTGCTGTAAACGTCCAGATCTTTAGGAGTCAACGTAATGTCAGCCGAACCATCGAACCTGACGCCATTAATGTTTATGGCTGTTTTTAATTTCGTCGCGGTGTCGGCGTTCCCTGTCAGCGCCCCGGTGATCCCGCCGTTGAAAGTCTGGCGCGCACTCCATGTGTTAGCCGTACTCAACAGGGGGATCTTTTCACCGCTGGTACCGAGTTCTCTTAAACCAAGGTATTGGATAACGGCCAGTGTGCTTGTTTTAGCCAGAATATCGCGACCGACTGACGTTAAATCAGTCTGCGCTACCGTATCCTTACCAGTGAAATAAGGCAGTTTGTTTGCACCAGTCGCAAGGGCAGCGAGCGCGGTTAAAGTTGCATCCAGAGGCTGTTTGCCTGCCAGCGCATTTGTCATTGTTGTCGCAAAGTTCGGGTCATTGCCCAGTGCTGCTGCAAGCTCATTCAGGGTATCAAGAGCTTCAGGTGATGAGCCGACCAATGCAGAGATAGCAGCTCTTACATAAGCGGTCGTAGCAATCTGCGTGTTATTCGTACCCTGTGCAGCGGTAGGCGCAGTAGGTATTCCCGTTAATGCAGGACTTGCTAAAGGCGCTTTAAGGGCCAGAGCATTGTTGATAGTTGTGCTGAAATTCGGGTCGTTATTGATCGCAGCCGCTATTTCTTTCAGCGTATCCAATGTGCCAGGTGCACCGTTGATAAGTGCCGTTATAGCTGCCTTAACAAAGGCTGTATTTGCAATCTGCGTGCTATTTGTGCCTTGTGAGGCCGTAGGTGCTGTCGGCGTACCTGTGAACGCCGGGCTTGCCAAAGGCGCTTTGAGAGCCAGGGCATTGTTGATAGTTGTGCTGAAATTCGGGTCGTTATTGATCGCAGCCGCTATTTCTTTCAGCGTATCCAATGTGCCAGGTGCACCGTTGATAAGTGCCGTTATAGCTGCCTTAACAAAGGCTGTATTTGCAATCTGCGTGCTATTTGTGCCTTGTGAGGCCGTAGGTGCTGTCGGCGTACCTGTGAACGCCGGGCTTGCCAAAGGCGCTTTGAGAGCCAGGGCATTGTTGATAGTTGTGCTGAAATTCGGGTCGTTATTGATCGCAGCCGCTATTTCTTTCAGCGTATCCAATGTGCCAGGTGCACCGTTGATAAGTGCCGTTATAGCTGCCTTAACAAAGGCCGCATTTGCGATCTGTGTGTTGTTTGTACCGGGTTCAGGTGTCGGCGAAGTCGGCGTACCTGACAGATGTGGACTATCGAGCGGAGCTTTTGTATCAACCAAATCATGGAGAGTTTTGACAGCCAGAGGTGTAGCCGCTTTTCTTTCTTCTGTACTGCTTATTTCATTAGAGAATTCGACACCAACAGCACGGTTAACCCGGTATTTAAGCACAATCATTTCTTTCGTCACAGCCGTTGCGCCGTTAGGCACGATAACTCGACATAATTCAATTTGATTCTGCCCAATAGTATTGTCCGTACGCGCGTAAATTCTTGCAGCACTGACAGAAGATGCGCTCTCTACCTGTGTCGTTTTTACACCATGTTCAAAATTGGCTTCTAGCACAATAATGTTGGTAGCCCCAGCCTTTACCGAGACAGTCACATCTTCTATTTGCTGAACGGATATCTGAACATTATTTACATCTACTGAAGCAGCCCCTTTACCTTCTGAGTTTTCAGAAGTTATACGGACTCTCAACCCTGCGCCGGGAACTGGTTCAAATCCACAGTAAAAGCCCGGCAAAACAATATTTTTAAGTTTTCTGTTAAGAGCCGAACTACTATAGAGTTCGAAATATTGAACATCAGCAAGCAACGGCTGTGAGACACCAGAGGATAGTGTCATTATGTTGTTCGTTTTATCAGCACCCATAATCAACCCTCAACTTGCTCGATTGTCATGAGAATACTGTAACGTTTACCTTTATAGAGGGTGTCTTGCTGGGTGCAAAGCACAGCAAAAGCCTGTTCCTCAGCATCAACAAGCACAAGCGTGTTAAAGTCGTAAGGCGTGTTATCCGGCATTCTTTCTTGAGGGAAGGCTGCATTGATAGTGATAATCCCATCCACACTGGACAATATCAGATCGGACACAGCAAACTGCTGAGCGTTTCTCAATTTAAAATCGAGTGGAATGTCCGCTATATTCCAGCCTCCTGCACCATTAGCAGTTACCAGACTAGATTTGCACCAATACGCCTTAGAGATAACAAAACGCGCACCTTTGCCGATCGCCGACTCAGCGCGGCGTGAATAATAGTAGGAAAGCAATTGCGCCTTATACAGGCGGTTACCATCTCTTGCCTTTAAATTTTCAGCCATACGAACATAGCCCCTTCATAAGCAATGAACCAAAGGAGAGTATGCTCAGTTTGTGATTTCCGTTGTTCTTCCCCCGCATTTGGGGGAAGAATTATTAAACAGGTTGAAGGTGGTAATCCAAAGGCCACGCATCGAGTGGGGTTACATCAAGATGTAATTGCTTTTCTGCCGTTCTGTTCGGTATGGCGTTAAGAGAAATATTGTTTACCTGGCAGGAGGTATCACTATGGGATAGCATATCAGCCATACTCTCAGTAACATAAACACCTTCAATTACCGAAACATCCGTAGACAAGCAATTTAGTATTTCTGCCACTTCAGGGAATACAGCACTAAGCCGAAACGAGACGCCATCAAAAACAATATGCAATGGCAACAAAGGGGCTATTACTGTTTCGAAGTCAGATAACAATTTCTGCACAGCGGCTTCTTTATCCTGCTCTCCATATGAGCGATATAGCTTGTTCTGATCAACAACGACCAGCCCCCTTGATGTCAGGAAGAACTCACCGAATTGAGCCTGTGCCGTAGGTATTTCTATTTCGGTCGCAAAATATGAACCATAGGGGTGTTTTTCTATATTTACAGGTGCATACAGCGGTTCCCAACTAACAGGAATACAACCGAATTCACGCCAGAATGTCTGCTCAATAGGCAAGATAGTGCCTTTAAAGTGCACTTCATCTAAACGTTGCGCCAGCAGCATTGGCCTACGGTCCTTATCTTTTTCAGTGATAACGAAAAAACGCCCGTATTCAGCAATGCGGGCATCCATGTCCTCACTGTCCATAGTGAAGAAGGATTTTCTGTTACTTATTCTTGTTAATATTGGTTCTACTGCCTCATTCCAGACATCCTGTAAAGCGTCTATAAATGCACTCCAGAGATGTGAATCCTGTTTTACTTTAGTTAATCGTTCCTTAAGCCAATTATCTTTCATGCTAACCTCATTACGGGTAAGAAATGCTGAACGTTGAAGATTTCACGTCAAGATAAATGAAGTCATTAAAGTAAACTGCATCTTTCATATTTTGTATTTTTATGTCATAAGAGAGAAACATATCCAGCGACTCTATTACTCGCCAAATATCTTTAACTTTTACCTGTGCATAACATTGCTGAGAATCATCATCACTCTGTAGTAATAAACTGAATGATGACGAATCACGACCAAAATTATCTTCCAACGCTGCTTTAATAGCATTTTGAGCGTCGTCTATCAGAACATTTTTACGTGCAATACCTGTAAATTTTATAGTAAATGGTTGTTCATTTGTATCTACATACTCAAACCGCTTGTTCAACTCATTTGGAACATTCTCTAGAGCTTTCAGTATTTCTGATTTTAGCTGAGCCTGGCTTACACCTGGCTTATGTCCGCAAAAGAAAATCTTGTTGATGTTTCGAACGTCAAACCCAGTTATTTTCTCTTGCAACGCTTCGCCCCAAACGTTCAACCATGAAGTTCCATGAACAACATTCTGAATGAATTGGCGATAATCACCGCCCCATACCACTTGTTCATCGTATGCAACATAATACTGAGCACGATTTCGAGTTTCTTCTGTAGTTTCCATACCACTACCACCGGTAATGATCGAATCAGTTTTAAACTCTAGTGACTCCACATATTGAGCGATATTTCCAGCCGGTTCTAACTTTTGTCCTTCAGCCAAAGTATAGTCGCCAAGGCTAGCCATAACATCGATTCGAACCTGACAGCCTGCTGGAGGCATCATACCCATAGAACCATCACCAAACTTGACTCCAAGTTGTTCTGTAGGTTTATATGCCAATGAATAGTGCTTACTCTTGTCTCTGGACATTCTAAATAATGGGTTATATGTCCATTTTTCTTCTACGCCATCTGTAATAACATAAACATCCAGGCTAGAGACTTCTTTTGTTAACTCTCTGGAAAGCAACAATGTCAGAAATAAAGTTTCCTTCTCAATATCAAATGTAACGCTAACAGCTTCATGCTGTTTAGTTTCTACGCCAGAAACAGTTCCTCCAGCAGGAATTACAACGCTGTTAATAATTGCCAAAGGTGTTTGGTCATTGGCAAGCAATTCAGCCCCGGCTGGTAACGTAATATCCCGATCAGTTTTATTGGTTATAGACGTTGTTCCGTATGAAGCACTAACAAATCGCCCTACGTAGCTACGGTCTTCAGCAACCGCTAAAATACTTGAGCGGCGCGTAGCCGTTGAAATAAGTCCCTCAGTGAGGCCGCGGCTTGCAAATGTACGGGCAATATAAATAAGCTGTGATCCGAATATAGCGTGCATCTGCACAAACTGACTATTTACAAATCGTGACCACCATGTGTTTTCATTTAACTTAGCGTTAAATTTGTCCAGTAATTCTGTAATCGTCACGCGCCCACCCCACTTGATTTCTGCATAACAATATCCATGCTCCCACCTTTCGCATAAAAACTAATTAATAAAGAATCTTCAGAAATTGATGTGCAACGAATCCCCTGCACATCCAAACCTGGCAAGTCTTGTCGTAGTTTTTTCATCATTCTCCCTTCAATAGCCACTTCAACTATGTGCGAAGTTTCAGAGCCGAATGGTTCATGCTTAAATTCTTCCATTGGATTCCCCCAAGAGGGTAAACCATAAACACTCCCTTCAGGGGTTCGTAGCCACTCGTCAAGTCGGGCCATCCATGCTGCGGTACTTCCTTCTGCAATAATGACACCGCTCTCATTCGTTTGAAGTCTTGCGTCTATTTCATAAAGCATCTGTATTAATCCTCAAGCAGAGCATCCAGCGACGGGTCATTAATAGTTGTGCTAGCACGTGGTCGCGGTTGCGGCTGCGATGTTTTGACAACCTTATCCGGATCGCCTTTTGTATTGTTCTTGTTCACATTCAGAAGATCGTTCAGGATAGAGCAGATGTTATCCAGCGCCTTCAACATAGCAGGATCGTTATTTATAGTGTCAGTAGTTAATGGTTGTCTTATTCCGCTTCGTGCGAGATCTGTTACAGTAGGAAGCTGTGGTGGCATAGCAAGAAAAGGTTCTTGCACGGCTGACGCAGAGCCAAATATGGCATTATTGGCTTCGTTTGATATACCTCTAATGCTATCTGCGGTTTGTTGAATACCATTATTCAGCCAACTACCGGCGCTCCTGGTAAGCGGGCTAATAGCCCTGGCAATTGTTGAGTTCTGTCCAGTAGCCTGATAAACCAAATCATTAACAATACCAGTGCCATCTACCCCACCAATAAGTTGTGAAACGTTATCGCCAATTGCAGGTAACACAGCAGAGCTAATACGTTTCAGACCGGTTAATGACGAGTCAAACAAAGAGCCAAGCACCCCCTTATCTTCACCATCAATTACCTTGTATCCATTGTCATAAACTGGAATCTCCCTTGAGTTTACAGAGATTTTTTCACTCTCACTTGCCGAAGAAACACCGGAGAGAAGATCCACTGAAGGCATATCGCGTTCAGTTTTTGGTCTTTTTTGTAAAGCGTTTCTTATATCAGTTACCTGGCTTGCTTTTTGAAATCCAAAAGATTTACCGGTTAAGCTGGATATCTTTTCAGTAAGAGCCTGATCCATTCCTTTCGCTTTTTCGGAAAGCGAAGATATAGAACCAAACGAAGTCGCCGACGCAAAATCCTTAATCAGGCCAAGGCTTGTACCAGCAATGCTGGTAGCCGCACCTCCAAATAAATTACCTACCCCGCTGTCATTTATAGCGATTAATCTCTCAAGCAGACTTGATGGCGAGCCAGTATTAACATCAACATTCTCTGGATTAATCGGTTGCGATTGATTGCCTGTTTTTTGTGGCTTTTTGACTGTCTGAGCATGTTGTGCAACCTCAATTGGCTGTTGTGTTGCTGTCGGAACGGCATTCAAAACTGGTTGAGCTGGAGATTTTCCATTAGCATATTTTACCTTGCGACCAACACTATATTGCGAATCGCGGGCAATTAGCTGACCACCATTTTCTTTCTGAATTTTATTAATCCGCGCCAATGTTTCGTCAGAGAATTGTCCCTCCCATCGACCAGTATTTGTGTTAAATGCCCCAAGAGCATTCTTTATGTACTCATTGTTAACCGCCGGGTTTCCACCTTCTTTCGTCGCTATTGCACGAACTAATTGCGTCATAACCTCTGGGTTGCTGACGTCTATTTTTTCATTAGGCGAGACGCCAAGATATTTGCTGACGTTATCAATATATTGATTAGTATTGTTCTCCTTTGGGGGTGCCCATTTGGAAATAATACTGGATACCGTCTGTAGCTTCTGATACCCAGCAGCGGCGCTGGTGCCGTTGTAATAGCTTGACACCTGGTTTGCCAGCGCCCTGATCCCTTCTTCAGGCGTGTTAAATCGCGCAAAACGTTGTTCACCTTTTGCATTTGGTGCTTCCAGCGTCGCCCCTTCCTGATTAGCGAAAACAAGGTTGCCGAGATTATTATTCCGGTAATTGCGGTTTTTAGCGTTGCTGCCACCAATATTCAGATCCGCTGCAATGGTGTTGCTGGTAGGGGCATTAAATTCAGCCGGGGAAGTATACCCGTGCTCACCAACACCATCTTCACCATCACGCCCGCCTTGTAGCTGCTCACCTAAAGAATGAATCGCATCGACAGTTTTTTTGGTGCCGTCTTCAACAGCTTTTTTTACTTGTTTTGTGTTTTCGTCAGTGGATAAAAATGTATCCTTAAGGCTACCAAAAACAGATTTGGTGATATCTACCGCGCCGTTAACACCACGAGCAATATCTCCGGTATCAAAATTCTGAAGTTTTTCACCTGCTCTTTCAAATCCTAGCGCAGAAATTCCTTTCCCTATCAAGTTTGTTGCGCCCGACACCAAGCCCCCCATATCGAGCACATTAGCTGTTGCGTAAGCCGTTTTTTGCTGTTCGGATACAGCATCATCGTCACTTAAACCAAAGGCTGCCTTTTGCGCCTCTGTATCTGTGTAACCATCTATGGCGTCATATCCAGCCATTGCCAGCGAACCGATGATAGGGACCGCTCTTGCCGCTGTGGATGCTGCTGATTTAACTCCTATTTTTGCAGCACTTTTGAGGGCTACAGATTCAGTTTTTTTCTTTGCAATGGCTTCGCCGGTTTTAATGGTGGCATCTTCAGCCACAACACCAGCTGACTTCACGGCCTTAGCAGTATTTTTTGTTTCCTTTGCAATCCCCTTTGATGTATCGCTGATAGTGCTTACATCTTTGGGTTTGCTGATCTTATTTTTAACTACTTTTGCTGCTCCGACACCAGTGCCAGCTGCAGCACTACCGGCAGCAACTTTTTCGCCAACGGAGAGTGCTTTTTTCCCAAGATTGCGGCCTTTCCTTTTCGATTTATTCCGTTTATTTTTTTCCGTTTGATCACCAATATTGATTTTATTTCTTCTGCTTGCTCGATTTTTCCAGAGATCACTTAAGCCGAACTTATTTCCAGAAGACACTGATTTCCGAAGCTTAACTATCTCGTCAGAAACATTTTCCAGACCATCAATTATTTTGTTGTCATTGGCCTGAAGGATTGTGGTTTGCTCTTCTACTGCTTGTGCGGATTTTGTCTCAACAGCGTTATTGAACGCTTTTGCAGATGTTGCTTTTTGAGAATTCACCGCCGCCGGATAAGTAATTACTGGTGATATTGCTTTCGAGGTTGATGTTTCTTTTTTCCCCTTTTCTACCCATTCTTTAAGAGATTCTGCTTTACCTGTGATCTCTTTAGTTATGTCGTACATGCCACGAGCCGCCATCCATAACGGCCCACCAGCACCGACACCAGCTGCATTTGTTAAAGACTCTTCACTGGAAGACTGATTGCCATCTACCCCCATAATGGAACCTAGCTTTCTGAGAAAGCCAGCTTGTAATTTTGCGTCGGCTTTACGTGCGTTCTGCAATTCTTTTTTTCTGGCTACATCCTCATTGCTTTTTTGGGATACAAAACGTCCATTACTATCCCGCAGCGGGCCTTTTAGACTTTGGGGGGATTGTGGTTCAAGAGGGGCTGAATTAGCAGCTACCGGTATGAAACCGTCCAATTTTCGGATGGTCTGACGTGATTGCACGGAGCGAACACTTTCTGGTGTGTTCGTTGCAACGATAGAGCGGTCCACGGTTTGGTTTATCGGTGCCCTCTCCTTTTTAGCAGGGAGACGTTTTTTATATGGGTTAGCTTGGGCATCTCTGACGCTATCAGATGTACTTTGCTCGTAGTCTTTACGCCTGCGTGATAGTCTGTTGCTAACTCTGCCTTGCCTTTCGTCCTGTTGAGTTATGGTGCTTGCCCCAGAGAGAATGGCGTCTTTGATCTCAGCAAGAGCCTTAAGTTCGTTTGTGCTCGCCCCCTGAATAGCGTCAATTATTGCGATACGGTCTTTATTCTCTTTCAAAATAACCTCTCTTTTGCCAGCGGTGATCAACGTTTCCTGGCTTGAGCTTTGTATTTTTCTTCCAGGGCTTTTGACATATGGAGTGCTCGCCATTGTGGCAATTGTTCAACGTCACTAACGGGCTGATATCCATATAGAGTCAGGTTGTTAATAATGGTTAGCCATCCATTCAGATCTAATTGATGGGATAAACTCTCTATTGAGAAAGGGGACGTACAGTGTGGTTGTCACATCTGCACCCTCCTTAGCGTTTTTGCAATGTTGCGGAGGCAGGATCAGTCGGCTTGTGCCTCTCTCAATAGACATTTTCAGGCCGTGGCGTAGGTCTTTTTGCATAAGCTGTATGCGAGCCACAAGCGGAGTAAATTCGGTTTCAAGCGCCATGCTTTCAATGATGTCAAAGCGTCGGTTAGCGGCCTGCGTGAAGTCCTCCGGATCGTCTTCAAGCGCCGTGCATAAAGCGAGTTCAGCAATTCGCATCCGTGCCACGCCAGCACTGTATTCGGGGCTTTTCATATCAGGAAGTGACGCTCGCATTCGTTCAAGGAGTTCCGCGCCTTTCCCGGTTAATGGTTTAAGTATCCAGTCAGTTGGTACTCCATTTACTGGTACGTTGGTTTTCACGTAAGGAGGCACAGTGAGTATTTCTACTGTTTGGGCCAGGTCGCTCAGGTTAATATCTGCATGATGCGTATTACCGCAGTGACTGCACTCATAGGAGTAGGTCATTACTGCATCAGGGCGCGAATTAACAAATATCCACCAAAGAGCAGTTCTGCGATCCTGAACTGTCCAGTTAGCACTGTCGTTAATTTCACCATCCTGCATAGAGTTAAGGTACTCTGTAGTAGTTGCCTCATCTTCTGCCGGGTTCAGGTCAGAATATTTCAGCGCATCCTTCACGGTAGGGGCGTGAAACTGAATTTCTGTCTCAGGACGGGAAGGCAATGGGAATTTTGGAATGTTCAATTATTCCTCCGAAAAGCAGGTATCTGTTCATTTTCCAGAGGATAGGGAGTGTGTGATTTGCGATGGGGATTGAATGAAGATCTTTGCCGGTCGAGAAGCGATTATTGAGGGTGATTTTTACACCTTAAGTGACGCTACTCACATATCCACAGAGTATTTTTATAAACCTTTTTCCATTTTTAATCCTTTTTAGATCCTTTTTAGGCGTCGCTGGAGCCAGTAGTGGCGCGGGCTGTAGAGGAGGCTGGTGTAAGATTTGCCCTCAATTAAATACGATCGGTGTAAGATTTGCCCTCAAAAGGTGTAAGATTTACCCTCAAAAGGTGTAGTAATTGCCCTCAAAGTGATGTAAAAATTGCCCTCACCATTTGAAGGATCACACAGGGTTATGAACAGAGCGGAATTAACAGCAAAAGCCGTCAGCCTGATTGAGTCAGCGACACCTATTAGTCGTAGTTTGGCACAAGCCAATGAGATCACGGAGGCTGCTTATCACCTGACTCGCGACCAAAAGCGACTGTTGTTTATTGTGGTGGGAAGGCTTCGCTATGCTTCTAAGGATGGCGTTCTTGGTTCAGGTGCCTGTGAGTTGACGGTCAACGAATATGCAGAGATGTATAATTTGCCCTCTGCTGAAGCCAGCAAGGATATTCGTAAGGCCATTTCAGGTCTTAGCGAGAAGAAAGTTACGATATATAACCCTGATGAATCGACCGAATCAGAAGACAGTTATGAGTCTTATCCTTGGATGATTAAGGATGCCTATTCACCACGGCGCGGGACTTACATTATTCATCTTAATCCATATCTCATGCCGTTTTTTACTCTGCTTGATAAGAGATTCACAAGGCTGAATTTTACTGAAGTATCTCGCCTTACAAATCCTTATTCTATGCGGCTTTATGAGTCCTTATGCCAGTACAGGAAGGATGATGGAAGCGGCTTTGCCATACTTGGCGTCGAATGGATGCGTGAGCGTTATGGGTTACCAAAAAGCTATCAGCGGTATGCCGAATTTAAGAGAAGTTTTTTAACGAAGGCTGTAGCAGAGATTGAAAAAAATACAAAAATGAAAATAGTCTTCTCAGAGGTGACGGAAGGCGGCAAAGTTACCAGGATAAAATTTACCTATCAGCAGTCTTAAGGGCAATTTTTACACCCCTCTCAAGGTGTAGAATTTGCCCTTAACGATCGGCAATTGAGGGCAATTTTTACATCTTAATTGCATGTATCTTGTTATTGGCAAGTTGTGTTTTTATATAACATATTGACATATAAGGATTATGTAAAAATCACCCTCAACCAATATCGTGCGTATCGTGCATTCTTATTGCGCTTTTTTATTATCATTCACTGTGTTAACTGATTGATATTATTGAAATGTGTAAAGAATGCCTTCATTACAGATGGATTAATGATGTAAAAAATGCCCTCAAAATTGCGCTACCTTCCCTACACGCTATCGTTGAGGGCGTGGGTGCTGACGGGAAATGAGCAACCCTCCAGCACACATAATTAAAGCTATTCAGAATTTGATCACTCCACTCACAGCCCCCTTTAACGCACTTGTAGCCATGCCAGCGGCACCGTTGACCAAAGCAGAAACACCTGAGCCTGCGGATGTGTATTTCTGGAAAGTGATTGGGTATGACAAGAACTCTGACACCTGATCACGTGAGCGAGTGATTTCCCCAAGTTGAGTAGGAAATACGCGCATTTCTTCTTCCAGTTCTTTTCCGCCGTCCTGAGTTACCCGGTAGACACGGATTTTCATCAGATATTCCGGAGGAAGGTTTATTGTTCCATCAGGATTTGTTACACGAGAACGACGCTCTTTGAACCAGTCCATGATCTTGCCATCTTCGGTATCCCTCACGGTCATAGTGACCGGTCCGGCGCTAACATAGGTTGGCTTGCTGAATTCTACGCTGCCGATCACCTTGCTTTCTGTCTCGATGTTCCCACTGCTGTAGGTGATATCCTTCACGAACATATCGAAGCCGTTCAGACCATCCACTTCAACGGTCCACTGCCACCCCTGGGCGTAACGGATACGCATAGCGGCAGCAACAATATTTTTCCCGTAGGCAATATCGCTACTGTAATTCCCGCTTACCCCGCCGCCTGATATGGCTTTATCAAGAATGTCGCTAATGAGGTTGCTGGTGAATGATTTCGTGTTAAATGACAATGCGGTGGTCAACGTTCTACCAACGCTGCTGAAAATACTCACTCTGCGCCTCCAGCGTTAAAAAATGGTAGCCCCCGGAATAATGGCCCGGTTTGAGGACATTTTTTCCTCAATCTCCTGCACGCGGGCATATAGCGTGGCTTCATCGGGCAGATCGGAGTAGTCAAATTTCCCGTCGATGGACGCTCTACGCTGCCGGGCGACATTTCTTACATTGATAAGCGCCTCCAGATATTCCTCCAGCATTCCAATGATTGCAGGAGGCACTTGCCATTCATCCAGCTCTCTGTCGCGTAGATTAACCAGATACAGCATTCGAAAAGGCCAGCGTTCTGAACCTGTTAGCTCTAATTCAATAAATCCGGATAATTCATCCGAATAGACCAACAAGCCGTTGTTGTCGGTAACATGAACCAGAGAGAGATAATCTTCTGGCAACGGGATTGCAGTACCACCAGCTTTTTCAAGTTTTAACGTTTTCACTACCCCTGCCCTGTCCTGATACGTGGTCAGAGCTTTGATCAGGAATGCTTTCAACGTTTCTTCTTCACGCACAAGCAGCGGATTAAATCGCTCTTTAACGCTTTCTAATAATTCAATTGGTGTCATTGTTGCCTACAACTCAATAACAAGGATGTTCCCGCCACAAGGGCGGGATAGGGATTATTCCGCCCAGTTGTAAACAATGCGCAGGGAAGGTTTAACGACCGCCGTTACGTCTTCGGATGAGAAGTCCACGGCGTCGGAATACACTTTGCAATGAGAATATGTGCGGATCAGACCTTTATGGTTACCGCTATTCGATTCAGCCGCCGCCTGTAAGGTAATTTCCAGATATTCTTTTCCGTATACCATCTGTTTTACAGCGGCGAGAACTGCGCCTTCGATAGTTTCCGCGCATGTGACCTGAAATTCACCAGAGTTGCGTAATGGTCCGTGCTGGTTGAATTTCATGCCACCAGGGGCGTAATCCTCCACATCTTCACGTGTCATTTCTGGTAACTGAGCTGTACGAACTAGTACAGACAGATGTTCGTAACCCTTAATGGTCATCCAATATTCAGAACCAATAAGTTTTTCGCCTGCAGCCAGGTTTTTATTAAACCGGGATTTTAGAAAGGCCATATCGGCTTTTGTATTTGCAAAACCGGACATAAATACTCCTACACAAAAACAGATGAGATATTGCTACGGTTGATCGATGTGTTACCGCTGCATTGCAGGGTTACCGTGTTATGAGTGAAATAGCCTTCCGGTGTGCGCGGGGCGTCCAGTTGGTAACTCACGCTTTTGATAACAACGTCGGTAAGGGCTATGTTCCTACCTATGTTTAACGTTACTGTCTCCGGGCGACGACCGAATGGCGCTACATTGTTCAGTTCCGGCGATTCCATCTTCAGCAATGCTGTAATGGCTGCGTTCACTTCAAGTTGCGCGTTCGTTGTCGCCATGAAATCAATTACCAGATTAAATTCAGGCGGTTGCTGACCTTCCCAAACAAGCATTGAGTTGAAGAGGGTTTTTGTTGTTACGCCGGTTGCGGTCTGAAGCGTATCTGCAAGAGAGCCAGCCGCAGCGCTAATACCGCCAAGCAAACCTCCTACTGACTGGTTTTCAAATGGTGATTGCCACATTGATGACAGTTCTGCGGTAGATCCTTCACCGATATAACCGACGACCATATCCTCTGAAGAGAGGATATAAACCTTCATTAACGGACTTATTCCGTCAGGCATTATCGCGCCGCAAATCAAACGCTATTTCTCCCAGGTAGAGGCCACCTTTGCAGGCGGCCTATGTCACTTACAAACCGCGTTTTTTGCGAATGCGCATTGATTTTTTGCGGTTGATATTCGCTACGGATGTATGTGCTTTGCGGCGTGCTTTTTTCAGCGCCTGTTTTTGCAATGACGTCATGCGGCGAGGACGCGGGCGTTTACGGATGATGGTAACCTTGCCATCACGAACCACTTTTTTACGTACCGCTTCCAGCATTGCGCTATCACCACCAGCAACGGTGTAAATGGCAATAGCTGTTTCCATCATGTCGGTGTCGCTTTCGGAAAGAGCGTCATAAACACGTTCGGCAGCTGAGTCATCTTCATCGTCGATCATTTCGGTTACATCGTCCTGATCAGCGCCAAGCGCAACAGCTGCATCAGCAAGAGCTGCGAGAGCATCGTTATAAGCATCGATTTGCTCATCGGTGAAATCGGTGTCTTCATCGATATCAGCCAGGCCAGCCATAGTGATTGCTAATGCATCAAATGAGTCAGCCTCCGGATCACCATCTTCAACCCAACCAGCAAGCATGGAAGCTGCCAGGCTGCGCATATCACCTTGTGCACGGGATTCAACCGCTTCCATCATCGCGGTTTCAATGTCGTCTTTGGGCTTTGGTTGAGTGTCCTTTCCTTTCTGTCCTGCGCTTTCCAGCATGGCGTTATCATTATTGTCCTGCGTGGATTTATCACCGCTTTCAAAGCAGCCAGAACCGAAAATCGCACGCATAAAAGGATCAGCAGTATAATTTTTCATATTCAAACCTCTCTCCCCCGCATCATTTAGCGGGGGGTTATAAATCAGCGCATCAGAATTGGCTTACCGACGATTCGGCGAGCTGTACCGGTCGGACAAACAGACCAGGACACTTCCCACAGATCGATGTCCTTTTGGACAACCTGAACAACATATGGATCTTCGCCCTGGGACTTGTCACGTGGAGTAACCAGCGCACCGGCTGCAACGTAACGGTCAAGCAATTCAGTCATTGCTTTCATTAGCGTTTCTTTGGTAATGCCATCCGGTTCGTGCTTAATCGCCTGAGCTACTTCATAGAAATCTCTGGCGATGGCGTTCATCAAGGAAGACACATGCTGGAATCGCAGATAGTTGTTTTTGCTGTAAGTTGTTAAAGAGTCGTCAATGTAAACGGACCCGTCAGCAGCAACTGAAACTGGATTAATGCGCGCAAGAACGAAGGCTTCACGATCAACTGCACCGATATTTGGAATTCGGGCAATGTTCTGTCGATCAATAATCGCGCGTGATATACCTGCCGGTGCGTAATGCCAACCACCAACATCCGGTACCAGCGCCACTCCTTTTGCTTTCGCTACGAATGCGTCGCAGCTAATGCCATAGACGACATTCATTCCAGTGAAAGTATCTCGGCAGGAGAGCGGGAAGTAGTAACGGCTTGGTTGATGTGAGCCGCCAAAACTATGGCTTTTCGCTTCTGAAATAGCATTTTCTGGTGTCTGGTTGCCCTTCAGGTCGTAGAACATGTCTACACGAACGTCTTCTGCCAGATTTTTGAGCGCGGCTAAGGCGGATGCGTCATAGCAGCCCAGTGACAGTAATGCGGTGTAATTAACCTCCGAGGCTTCGAGAACCTTTAATGCTTCCAGATAGTCTTCGGTGTCAATGGTGGACAAATCGCCATCAGTGCCGCCTTCAAAAGCCACATCCTCAAACATGAGTTGAGCAGCAGATGCTTCCGCATTATCTGCCAGGACGGCACCAATGCGAGTGGACTGGCTTTCAAGCAGTGTCGGAATCCATGCTGGTTGGCCCATGTCGTTAGTGCCTTCTGGATTGAAGGACACCTGGTGGCTTTCCAGCACCTCAACAGACCCATCGGTTTGTTTTTCTTTCAGCGTCAGCGTAAAGAGTTCACTTTCTTCATCATCGCGAGTTAGTGATAACGTGCGATTTTGAGATGCATCACCATCTTTGATGAAGAATAATGCCTTCCCTTCGTCTTTAATCTGGGGAGTTTCTTTTGGTGTGAAAGTTACTGATTGTGTCGTTGCAGTTGAAGCAACACCCACGCTCAATGTGTCACCTGGATTTACTGTGGTTTCAGCAGGTTCCACGGTAAGTGTTTTGTTGGCCTTTGCCGCTTTTGCTCTGCTCGCGACGGAAACAGAAATTCCCGGCACCTTCATGTCTTTAGCGCAAACACGAACGACATAACCAGAGCCACCTTTTACGGCACGCTCCACGTGGCGGTATGGTTCAAATGCCGATCCCAGGCGAGGGTGAATAGGTGAACCTAATACGCTTTGATAAGTCGTATCGTCAACTTTCAGCACTTTACCCGGTGCGCCACGACGCGATATTACAAGCCCAGCAAAGACAGATGCGCCACCGCTGGTATTGGTGAGGGTAGCGTCAGCATTTACCGCCATTACAGCAACGCCAGCTGCCTGCCCTACCGAAAAACTAATCTTATTCATGCTGTGTTCTTATCCTCTAAAGCGAGAGAACGAGGCAAGGCTACCCACGGTTAATGGGTAGCCTCTGATCAGGATTCGCCTACCGTGAAGTTGTCGCCTACGGTTACTTCTTTCGTAGTCGGTTCAACACTGACGGCGCTTACGCTTTTAGGTGCCTCCCTAACAGTGACCGTGCACTGTGCGGTTTTATTGCCGTCATTAGTTTTGATTGTCAGCACTGCCTGCCCTGCCTTAAGAGCGGTACATGTAGTGCCATCAACCTGGACAATTTCAGGGTGATCGGACTCAACAGTGAAAGATTTGTCTGTTGCGTCAGATGGCGTGATAGTTACTTGAATGTTTGCCATTCTTTTCTCCTGAACGCCCCTTATTCAGGGGCGTGTTTTTGCCTTACTTCTGCTTTGTTTTTTTCTGTGCCTTTGAAGTGCTCGCGGCGATAGTTTCACCTTCATTTACGTCAACTGACGTTGGTGATACCGACACGTTCGCCACCATTACTTTTTTTCGTTGACCTTCCCGGACAGCATGTCGATTGCACCTTCTTTGGCACGAGTCAGACGCAGGCGGGCGAAATAATTCTCACCGTTGCGCGGGTGGACTTCGTTGATAGCACTACCCCAGAGAGTGGTGCGGTTAACGAGAGATGGATTGGTTTCGTGCACATACGGGATTGCTGGGACCGCATCACCAGCGATCAGCCCGGCTTTACCGATGCCTTCACCGCGACCATAGAAATAAATGTCATCCAGACCTAAGTCATATCCCTGAGCCTTGAATTGCTCACACACAGGCTGCGGCACTTCGTAAATACGAATCGTGCCAAACAGGGTGCCGATGTACTGCACATACGGTGACTGAACGTAGCCCGGCGCGATTTGGAAGTGCTGTGGAGGCAGAGAACGCAGGAAGTTAGCGGCGTCACCACCTGCGAAGCCACCGCGAATACCTGTGGTCAGGGTGCGGTTTGCCATTTCCTGAGACAGGGCGTTTACTGCGTGGCGCAGGAGGCCGACCCAGGACTCATAGTTTTGAGCTTCAGGCAGAGCCACATCAAATTCACGACCATAAACGGTATGGAATACCAGGGTGCGCAGACGCATGATGTCGGTTTCATGGGAGATCCAGTTCCGCATTGCGGAGAACTGAAGTGCCGCCAATTCAAGGCCGTGTTCACGGCTTAAATCGGAAGCGGACATTACGGTGTGTTCGGAAGCAATTACGTACTGAGACGGTCGAACTTCATACTTACGCATAGCCTGGTTGATTACCGGAATCAGGCTTGGATTGCGCTCGATGTTAATTTCGACCTGAACCGCAATTTCAGTCCCTTCTGCTGGCGCTTGAGTGAAGGTAATGTCGATGACACCAGTGTCATAAGCGACTTTTGCGGTAGCTGAGAATGCATTGCCTTTGCAGTCTTTATCATTGAAATAAAGGTTGCCATCACCGTCGTCAACCTTGGACGGTTTGCGGTTGATAAGCAGCTTGTTATAACCAGCACGCAGCGGGCAGGACTGCCCCTCAAAATTTTGGATGTCGAACTGGAAAGTTTTGGTGCTGCCGTCCCCTTTCGTGGAAAGGGTATACAGGCGCTTCATTTGAGAATAAACACCAGCGGACTGCATATTCAGTTCGTCACCTTGCTCGAAGGTGCCGAATTTTGTGCCTGCTACGTTGACCAGTTCATAAATATTTGACTCATCACGATCACAAGGAACAAAAGTACAGGCATCACTGGTAGCAGCACCCAGAGAGGCAGGCAGAATTAGTGCAGCATATTGAGCAACTTTCATTACGCCGTCAGAGCTACGCATTGATTGCGCGACAGACTCAAACATTGCCTTGCCAGTGCCTACGTGTGTATCGCTGGCACATTCAGTCATCAGGCGTTCAAGTGCCATGTGTGCGTTTGCCAGGATATCGCTTGCCGGGTAGTGACCATGCTGGCGCTTGTACTCATGCAGAGACATAGCCCACCCACCAGCGATCTGACGTGCAACCTCTGGATTTACGCCTTCAAACATAGCCTCCTTCTGGATAGCTTTATCCAGGTTCTCCATCATCGCTGCCTGATCAGCAATCATATTGCCCGCAGCATCGGTGGTCGGATCGACGGTCATAGCCATGACGCTTGCCGCCCGATTCATAATCTCGCGCTCGCGATCACGAGCTGGCTGAATGTTTTTATTCACGGTTAAGCCCTAAATTCGGTCGCGGCGTGAAGGTTCTTTTGACGCGCTAACAATACCAACTTTGTGATTTAGTCAATAGCATTAGTAAAATAAAATCTGTTAACACACGTGTTGTTATGTGGTTTAATTTTAATTTTCTAACACAAATCATTACGGTTATGGCGTATCGGATCTTTGTTTCGTATAAAAATGGCGCGAAAAGCCACTCCCTGAACACAACGAGCCGCTTTCTTGTTGAGGCGCAACTGGCATCAATTCTTGCTGAAAGTGAGATACTCTCCCTCGCTGAACGAATCGTCATCCAGTTTTCTGGTAGAGATATTCTTAATGTCCCCGCCCTCACCCCGGCCTCCGAAGTCATGGAATCCATTAAATGGCCTGTATGTGGATGCCCGGCGAGAGTTGAAGAGCCGGTAACCGCTACGCTCTATATGCCGAAAGCAGTAAGAGACTGGCTTGCTGTGATTGGCAACGGGAAAGTCAGTGCTGGACTGCGAAAGTTAATTGAAATGGCAGATATTCCAGAGTTAAAAAACGCATGGCGACAATGAGTAAACAGGGGGGGCAAAATGAGTCACGCGAATCCATCAAAAACACAATATCGCTTAATGCTGGCGATCGCGTCAGCTATACCAACCAGCCTGAATCCCCCTGCTGGCTATCCCGCTGTTGTTGATGATTGTTTTCAGTATTACGGTGAAGACATTCTGGGACAGTCGAAAGCACTAAAACAGTTGTGCAAAGCCGGGATTCTTCACTGCATAGGCGATCCGGATGATTTTGTTGTCATGCTGGCAGATCGTGACTCTTTTCTGCTGTCCTGGAAAGCCGGGGCGCGCGAAGCGCGTTTGGGGAATGGCATTGGCTACATAGACTATAGCGATTGCCCGCTGGCATTTGCTGGTGGATATATGCATTGGTATGAGCGAAATAGAGGCCGTCAGCGTCAGTATCGCTTGAGTGACTTTAACGTCTGTCACGGTTTCGAAGAAGCTGACAGCCAGGATATCTGGCTTCAGGAGCCGTGATTACCCTTCCCTTCCCAAATCTCCCTATTCCTTTGGTTATTCAGTGCGTTTCGTTGGTTGCATTCATCGATCGTGCTGAATAACTGTTCAGTGTATGTTGGATACTTGTTTAACAGCACTGGCGTGTCCTCTGGCACCAGACAAGGGGAATAATCAATCAGATTTGCCTGCGGCTTGCTGGTGGCTTCTACGGTAATTTTCACTGGCACGCTGGTTGATGGCTTTTGCCCGTTCCCGCTGCATCCTGATAACGTCATCAGGCACACGCACATCGTTAATCCCAGCACGGCGTAACGCATTTTCAAGGCGAGTGATTTCATTCTGGCTTTCCTCTCGTTGTTTGATTAGGTTGGCATTCAGTTCTGCTGTTTTGCGCTGGTACTCCTTTTCCAGTGCTTTAATTCTTTCGTTTTCGGTCAGCATGGCTGAGCGAGCCTTCTCACTTAACTGTAATGCGGTAGAAAGCGTGTTGTTCGTGCTTTCCAGTTGTGATTTTGAGTCTTCAAGCGATCGGACATACCTGATGTGTTCGATAACTGCCGTCGTTGTTCGGTAAATTCCAGAAATGGCTAAAAGCGCAATTACAATCAAAATTATCTTTTTCAAAACCATCCTCTCCAGGTTCATTATTTGGTGTTAAACATGTACCAATTTACATCCTTTTGTGTGCCTAAGTGGTGTTTCTATGATTCCTTTTTGGTGTTCTTTTGGAGCGCATCGATAACGCCTTGTGGCATGATTAAACTGATTGCCGGACTCATTACTGCATCATCCAGTAGAGAACCAGTTAACGTGATGGCGACAGCGTTCTCTAAACCTTTGGTTGCCTGAGTGGTTGACGTTTTAATGCGACCTGTAAGGGCTACGACACCCTCACTTGCTGAGTTAATTTCGGAGAGTAAAACTTCGGCGGCTGTCACTGCTTCCCGTAAAGCATCAATTTCATCCTGAGTAATGACTGGAGCCTGAGCGCCCCCAGCACCACCCTGTCCACCATTGCTTTCACCACCACCAGCACTTCCGGCAGCTTCAATTTTTGCGTTAATGGCGTTCATGGCGGTTTTCAGAGCATCAAGTTTTAGCGCCGTCAATGCGTCCGTTAGAGATTGCGGAATGGAAACATTCCCCATTCCCTCAACAAGGGCGAAAGCAGGTATGGGGGTCAGCTCGTTACCTTTTGCGTAGCATTCCCAGCCAATCTTCATCTGTAACAATTCTGATGGCTTGGTGTATGGGGAAAGAGAATCAGCCAGTAATGAAGACGCTTTGCTGGCCTCATTGAGCTGTTCAGAAAAGCCAAGCAATTGAGTGGTCCAGGCCGAAACAGAATCAGGATAGGTTTTATCGGCGTGAACTATCCCGTGTATGGCGCTGGCGAGCGATGAGGCTTTTACAGAAGCTGCCCGGCTTATGGTTATAGATTCTGGTGTAGAGATACCGGCATCTGACAGAATTTTGAAGGCTTTAACTTCACCTATTGAATCAAGCATTATGCAACCTGAAAAATATCCTCGCCGTTGGCGATAACAGAACCACAAGAAAGCGGATCGCCTACACAGACAACTCCCTTTCCACCTATCGAAAACCATACTCGCGTCGATACAGCTGCCCCTGGATGTGCACTGTTACCGTCAGTGTGACTGGGAAACATGGCACCATCTACAACAACTGGCTTACCGTTAACGGTGAACCAGGGAACGGTTTCAGCTACCAGTCGCGGCGGAAATCCTCCGTGACCAGAACAAAGGGTGTCGCTGGTGGCTATTGCGCTCATTCTTCACCTCCTGGTTATCCTCCTATTGTCATCACTTTGTTATTTCGTCATTCAAACGGAGAGTTAAATTTCGGAATATTTTTGTATTCTCAATTCGTTCTCAAATAAATCTCACTATCAGACCATCATTCGGTGGGTGATTAAGATATTCTCAAAATAAACTCAACAATCGCTCTTCTTTATCTCGTTTGGTGTGGATTTTTGGGTGCTTCTCTTTTAAAATTACATTTTGATTCTCAAATGTGTCTCAGAAGTGGAGCAAGAAGATGCGCATTTTTATCGATGATGGTTCAACCAATATCAAAATGCTGTGGGAGCACGACGGGGAAACTCGCACTCACATCAGCCCTAACAGCTTTAAGCGCGGATGGTCAGCAACATTTGGTGCTGGCAAGCCGTTTAACTATGTCATTGACGACGAAAAGTATTCGTATGATTTGATCTCGCCAGATGTTCTGCCGACGAATAACGTGGAATGGCAATACAGCCCGCTTAACGTCCTGGCTGTTCACCATGCCCTGCTGACAAGTGGCATTGAGCCGCAGGAAGTAGAAATTGTGGTCACGCTGCCTCTGGCGGAGTTTTACGACGTCGACGCGCAATACAATCTCGATAACATCGAGCGCAAGAAAGCCAGCCTTATGCGCCCCGTCACGCTGAATAAAGGCAATGTGTTCACGATTAAGAAAGTTACGGTACGCCCGGAGTCTATTCCGGCAGGAATTGGCCTGTGCGACAATCTGAACCCTGCCCATTCTGTTCTTATCGTCGATTTGGGTGGAACTACCCTTGATGTTTCAATGGTCGCCGGGCAAATGACGGCAGTTTCCCGTGTTTTTGGCGATTCGAATCTTGGTGTATCACTGGTCACCAGGGAAGTAAGGCAAGCACTTGCCAGAGCCAATACCGAAACGTCAAATTACAATGTCGATCAGCTCATTATTAACCGCCACGATGAAGATTATCTGAACGACAATATCAATGACCCATCAGCGGTTGGTGATGTGAAAAAGGCCATTGCCGCAAGCATTGACCGTCTGCGTACCCGCGTTCTTGATGTGATTGGCGACTTTAAAGGATATACGCATGTCATGGTGATCGGTGGTGGCGCACCGCTGGTGGCAGATGCAATTCGCGAGCAAGTTAATATTCGTGATGACCGTTTCTTCGTGGCGGATGACCCGCAACTTGCTCTTGTTCATGGCCTGAAAGCAATCGGTTAACGAGGTAATGTCCATGTCTCAGGAACGTAAGAAAGTGATGATTTATCTTCGCCCAGAGGCTTATGCCAATGAAAAGGCGGCTAGCGAGAAGATAAAAAAACATAGCGATATGGCAAGAACCGCATTGTTGGCAGGGCTTGCGCTGGGAGAAGTCGATAGCAGGCTTCCAGGATTACTGGCTTCCCTGCTGACCGAAGACAATAACCCGGAGCTGATCCGAAAAATGCTGGCATCCTTCCTGGAACTACCAGCTGCGGTTGAGGAGCGCCCTGCCTCCATTGAGCCAGTGAAGGAGCAAGTTGTTGCCAAAAGCGCGTCGGCGCGCAATCTGGCTGACTCTCTACCTGATTGACAGAAGATGTGCTGGTTTAAGGCTGCAAATTGCAGCCTTTTTTATGCATTAATGGTGTCTAATTGGTGTTAATCTGGAACCAGTTAGGTGCTGTTATGGTGCAATTTTGTATCTGGTTCCAATTTGGGGCTGATTTCGTGTTAAATAGGATGCAATATTAGGTGTATTTGGTCTGATTGATGTTATACTTTGCCAAACATTCATGACTCCATTATAGAGCCTGTCCCGCATCAAAAAGGCTCTTATCTGGAACCGTTTTGATACCAAAATCACACCGAGGAACGGATATGATTATATTGGTAGCCAGCCAAAAAGGTGGCTGTGGCAAATCAACCACCAGCGTAAATATTTGTGCGGAGCTTGCCCGCGCAAATAAGGACGTAGTTCTACTTGATGCAGATAAGCAAGGAACATCTGCCCGTTGGGCATCGGACCGTAATGCGGCAGAGGTTTCTCCAGTAATTCATTGCGTCCAGAAGTTTGGGAATATTCGTGAAACACTTCTTGATCTGGACAAGCGTTATGAATTTGTGGTTGTTGATACCGCTGGTCGTGATAGCAAAGAAATGCGCACCGGTATTACTGCGGCGGATGTTTTGCTTGTTCCATTCAGGCCATCTCAGCCAGATTTAGACACTCTGGCGCATTTTGTTGAAGTCTTTGAAGAGGCTTTGGATCTGATGCCTAATCCTAGCATTAAGGCGTGCGCAGTCTTAACAATGGCCCCATCCAATCCGGTTGTGAATGAAGCCAATGAGGCCAAAGAGTACCTGGCTGAATATCCGCAACTGAAGTTGCTGAAAACCATCATTCGCGATCGCAAGGTTTACCGCGATTGTATGGCTGAAGGGAAGGGCGTTGTTGAGATGGACAACGGGAAAGCTAAAGGTGAAATCCAGATGTTGGTTAAGGAGTTATTAAGTGATTAAGCCTCGTAAATCGGTAAAAGCCCCCGAAGTAAAAGACCTCGATCTTGAACGCCGAATTGAGGCTTTTGCCAGCAAAGCTGATTTGGTGCCGGGTGAGCAACCAGAAGACAACAAAGTGCTCGATAAGGACGCCCCACGTGATTTTAAATCCATTCGTGTTGGCTTCAATGAATACGAGTACCAGGTACTTGATGCGTTAAGCAAAAAGCATAATCGCAGCAAATTGAATATGATCCGCCATGCTATCCTCATGTTAGCGGAGTCTGAGGAAGCAAAATAAAGTCTTTCAGGTTGGTTTTAGAACTTAAAAAGTTTTGAACCAAAGGTGCACCAATACACCACTAATTTGGTGCACTTTTACATCCTTTTTGGTATCAATTGTGTACCATTTGTCATTAATTTACTTATGCGCAAAAGTGGGCTTCATGAAAAAGCTCATTATTGAAATAACGATAGAAAGCAATTTCTAATCAACTAGTGGTTGTCAGCCTATTCGGCTTATAAGATCATACGCTGTTATACGTTGTTTACGCTTTGAGGAATCCACAATGAGTGAGGCAGAAGCCCGCCCGACTAACTTCATTCGTCAGATCATCGATGAAGATCTGGCCAGTGGTAAGCACACCACAGTACATACCCGTTTCCCGCCGGAACCAAATGGCTATCTGCATATTGGTCATGCGAAATCTATCTGCCTGAACTTCGGGATCGCCCAGGACTATAAAGGCCAGTGCAACCTGCGTTTCGACGACACTAACCCGGTAAAAGAAGATATCGAGTACGTCGAGTCGATTAAAAACGACGTTGAATGGTTAGGTTTTCACTGGTCTGGCAACATCCGTTACTCCTCCGATTATTTTGATCAGCTCCACGCCTATGCTGTTGAACTGATCAACAAAGGCCTGGCGTATGTTGACGAACTGACGCCGGAACAGATCCGCGAATACCGCGGCACCCTGACGCAGCCGGGTAAAAACAGCCCGTACCGCGATCGCAGCGTTGAAGAGAACCTGGCGCTGTTCGAAAAAATGCGTGCCGGTGGTTTTGAAGAAGGTAAAGCCTGCCTGCGTGCGAAAATCGACATGGCGTCGCCGTTTATCGTGATGCGCGATCCGGTGCTGTACCGCATTAAGTTTGCTGAACACCACCAGACTGGCAACAAGTGGTGCATCTACCCGATGTACGACTTCACCCACTGCATCAGCGATGCGCTGGAAGGTATTACGCACTCTCTGTGTACGCTTGAGTTCCAGGACAACCGTCGCCTGTACGACTGGGTGCTGGACAACATCACCATTCCTGTTCACCCGCGCCAGTACGAATTCTCGCGCCTGAATCTGGAATACACTGTGATGTCCAAGCGTAAGCTGAACCTGCTGGTGACCGACAAGCACGTTGAAGGCTGGGATGACCCGCGTATGCCGACCATTTCCGGTCTGCGTCGTCGTGGTTACACTGCGGCTTCTATTCGTGAGTTCTGCAAACGCATCGGCGTGACCAAGCAGGACAACACCATTGAGATGGCGTCGCTGGAATCCTGCATCCGTGAAGATCTCAACGAAAATGCCCCGCGCGCAATGGCGGTTATCGATCCGGTGAAACTGGTTATCGAAAACTACCAGGGCGAAGGCGAAATGGTCACCATGCCGAACCATCCAAACAAACCGGAAATGGGTAGCCGTCAGGTGCCGTTTAGCGGTGAGATTTGGATCGACCGCGCCGATTTCCGAGAAGAAGCTAACAAGCAGTACAAACGTCTGGTGCTGGGTAAAGAAGTGCGTCTGCGTAATGCTTACGTCATTAAGGCTGAACGCGTGGAGAAAGATGCCGAAGGTAATATCACCACCATCTTCTGTACTTATGACGCCGACACCTTAAGCAAAGATCCGGCAGATGGTCGTAAAGTGAAAGGCGTTATTCACTGGGTGAGCGCGGCACATGCGCTGCCGGTTGAAATCCGCCTGTACGATCGTCTGTTCAACGTGCCGAACCCAGGTGCTGCGGATGATTTCCTGTCGGTGATTAACCCGGAATCGCTGGTGATCAAACAAGGCTTTGCTGAACCGTCGCTGAAAGAAGCGGTAGCGGGTAAAGCATTCCAGTTTGAGCGTGAAGGTTATTTCTGCCTCGACAGCCGCCATTCTACGGCGGAAAAACCGGTATTTAACCGCACCGTTGGGCTGCGTGATACCTGGGCGAAGTTAGGTTAATAGGTATTTCGCCACATGAAAAAGTAAACGCCGCTACTGCGGCGTTTTTTACTTCATTATTGCAATTATATCGTTAGCAACTACACGTGTTGACGCCTTGCAGGAAACCGACCGTCTGGCTGCCATATGATGTACTTTAAACCCGTTTCCTTCATATAGCTCACGGATGTTTGGAGCACCACTATTTGTTATCACTACCTTAGCGCCGCGCTGGTGGGCATCCACCAACAGTGATACAAGCCGTTTTTGTTCATCGAAACGGAAGCTATTTCCTGAATAGCTGGTAAATCCCTCTGTATCCGGAAGCGGTTCATACGGCGGATCACAAAAAATCACATCGTCTTCACCAGCCGCCTCGATGACGCTAGCAAAGTCTCCTGATACAAAGGAAGTGTTTTTGAGTACGTCATCAGCCAAAAATGCCTCCATCTCTGCATGTGGGAAGTAGGGCGCTTTGTATTTGCCATACCCCACGTTGAACTCGCCATTTTGGTTGTACCGCGTTACGCCATTAAAACAGTGACGATTAAGGTACAAAAATGCGGCAGCATGATGTAGCTGGTCATATTTTCCTCTGTTAAATGCCTCACGCACTTCGAGGTAAGCGTCAGCGTTGTTGTAATTTTTGAAAAAACTATATGACAGCGTGACGAGCGAATGTCCTTCTCGCTGCAATGTCTGATAGAAGTTAATCAGGTCACCGTTAATATCATTAAGCAGGTTGTGGCGAAATCCTGCATTCGTAAATACGGAACCGCCACCAACGAATGGTTCTATTAACCGCTTACCGTGTGGTAGATGCTCAAGCACTGTAGGCAATTCTGAGAATTTACCACCTACCCATTTGAATATCGGACGCTCATATTCATCCGGAGTCCGAATGGTGCGCATATAGCTAATTTCAGCCATCGTATCCTGTTTTTCTATGGCTATGCTTGCTATAGATTTACTCATAGAGCACCCCCTTATTCGCTTCGAAAACTGCCTTTGCGAATCCATGTGGAGTAGCACTTCGGAAATTAGCCCTGTCAGGCCCTGGTGGCGCGGCATGGATTCTGTTATCTGGCTTGCCTAATGATTCGTCCATTAGGGCATCAGGCATGACAAAGCCCTGGCCGCTCCAGAGGCATGTTTTTTTGGTGTAGTTATCTTCCTGACAATATGCAGTGAAGAAGTAAGGGTGAAAGATGTGATCTGGCTTACGCCAGAATGTCGATATTTTGCTGACCGGATTTTCAATCATGTACGGACAACCGATCATCTTTGCAATGTCATAACACTGCCAGACAACCTGCATTGCTTTGAACTGGAAAACCGGATCTTTATTAGCCTTGTCCGAAAACCAGCGCGCGCCGGAAACAGCCAGGTCAGTACACGGTGGGAACCCGGCCAGAAACACGATGCGCTGCAAATTCTTACGGAGAAAAGCGTATACTTCATCGCTATCGATGATCGCACTAATACGCGTCAGAACGGCACCTGATTGCATCCGCTCGTCACTGGTCGATAAGTGCTGTGGATCGACGATAGCGGCATCGACACCGTATTCCAGCCAGGGGGCAACCATTGCCCCCGTAAAATCACAAAGACTCACAACAAGCGGTCGGTTATTATCGTTCTGCTTCACCGCCAATGGCCTCCACCAGCGCGTTAAACAGTGCAGATAATTCGCCCGTAAAGAGCACGAAATCAGCATCAAATCGTTGTGCTACATCCTCCCGGTCGATATCGTCGTTCTGGTCATAGAGATCATCACAGAATGTCAGGGCTTTGATACTCATATCATCGTTGACTCTGAACGACGCACGGTCCATCCAGTTAATTGCAACGGTCGTAGCTACTTTCCCCGCCTCAATGTGAGACATAATCTCGTCGGACTGTAGATCAACTTTGTTGCAGCGAACGGCACCACCATTATCGAGCAGACCCTTTAATGTGGCGTCTTCACCTGCTGTAAATCCGGCAGGGAAGCCGCTTTTAAACCACTCGGTCATTGTAATTTCCAGCGGTTCGCGTGGTGTGAATGGAATGACAGGCAGGCTGCCGAGCGACTTTCGCAATAAAGCCAGCTGGTCCTCTGCCTTTTTGGCGCTGCTTGCCTCAACGAATACCAGATGGTTGCTGCGGTCGATCAGGATTTTGGCGAGTGATTTTCTCGTGAACGCGCGAGGCAAAAGTGAATGCAGGACTTCATCTTTAAGACTGTCTCTTTCCGTTTTCTTCAGCTTGCGGGCTTGCTCTTCTTCGAGTTTCAGGACTTTTTTCTGCAACTCTTCCTTGAGCACCTGCGAGGGGAGAATTTTTTCTTCTCGCTTATGCTGTATTAGCAGAAAACCCTGGTATTCATGGGTGAGGTTGTCACCAAGAACAGGTGTCCAACCGACTTTAGCTGTGTCCTGAGAACCGCAAGGAGTAAACACGAATTTGCTAAGAGCATCGGATACTTCTGCGGCACTCCAGTTAACTTCACGTGAAAGACGATAGATGAAGATGTTTTTGAAAGCGACTGATCTCATGTTTCACCAATTGTGTTAGAAAATTCTATTCAATTATCTAACACAATTGTATGTGTTTTCTATCCCTTCTTGAAATCAAAGTTGCTTGCGATAGCCTGGAAGGTGCCTCCAGCCTTGAAATCAATATTTTCGTCGGCTGTCACAGTAATGTTTTTGCCATTAACGCTGATGTTATCGGCTGATTTGACGTTAACACTCCCTCCCGCATTCACTACTACATCAGCCGGACCAATGATGTATATCTGCCCTGATTCATTCATTCCAATCCTTGAGCCTGCTGCCGTATTCGCTATTTCATATCCACCGCCAGCCGTTCGCACTTCGAGCACATTGTTGCGGTGAATCACGAAATCTTTTGTCGCCGAAAATTGCGGGCGGGGAGGCGCTCCGTCTACTTCTGGTGGCGTCCAGCCGCTACCATTGCCTGACGCCTCCGGCGCGACGTTTGGTACTCCGCCAGGCGCATCCTGAGCTGCGCCAACTATCATTGGGCGTCTGGTATCAATTCGACCATTAACATCCAGATAAGGAAACTCTACCCATACCAGGTCGCCTTTTACTGTAGGTACAAACGCGTTACCTATGGGTAACAGGTATTCTGCCCAGGGTAGATCGTCATCAGGAACGCCATTCCAGTCTGGTAAAACACGGACCTGAGCACGCATAAGCCCTGCCGGGTGCACAGTTCCAACAATTTGCGCTCTACGCTTCATTTGTTCGGCACTCCTAATATCATTCGTGTTGTGTAGCCTACGCGGTCTTCAAAGTGCGCAACATTTTTTACTATCAGCTTGCGGGGCATTGATTCATCAATGCGGTTTTCCTGGTCATAGCGGTATACGATAATCTCTATTACCATTCCCGGTTTTATATCCGGATTGCCTGCGACTTCTATATCCATTTTGGGGACGAGAGACAGCTGCATATTGCGAAGAGTTTCCATATCAGAGTCGGATATATAACGCACTGGGAGTGAGCTATCGCCATATTCGACGTAGCCATCGGTCATGGAATACCCAACAAAACGATATTGATTCTTTGCTGTTGTCGCATGTTCCTGTTGGAGTAGGCGCATTTTGGACAAAGTGTATTCTGCTTTAGGGTTATTCCCCTCGTAGGTAAATGATGGCGTTTGCTTCATCAGATCAGCCAGGGTGTAAAAGTTAAATTCCCCCCGGCATACCCAACATAATGCACCTTTGTCTCGCGCTATCTGCGAGAGCATTTTTGACGGTTTGTCGCCTGCGTTCAGGTGATATGTAACCGCACGCTTTAAGACACTGCTGGAAATTTTAAGATTGCCGCTATACGCCTTGAATATGGTGTCCGGCGTTTTGTTCGTGTGTAGATTGGTGCGAGGGGAGGGGATCTTAAACCGATGCACGTCTTCACTGACCGCAATAACGGTAACTACATCCCCAGCCAACATTGCTGACGTAACAAAAAAAGTTGTTTTAAAAGTGCCTGCATTACCGTTTGGATCGCCCATTTCAGCCACCAGCGATGCACCGTATTTAGCTTTCCAGTCATCAATTATGGTGCCTGTCATGTCATGAATTTCCAGCTTCAATAACGGCGCTTTAAGGCTGCTCTTTTCCACGTACACTGCGGTAAAAATCCAGTCTCGTGGCACTTTGTTATCGTTAATTGTGACTGACTGGAGGAAGTATTGTTGTAACTCCTGGGACATTGATTACCCCATAGCCAGCGAGGTTTCAGTAACAACGCGTTTCGCGTCCAATTCCCAGGCTGTGATTACATCCGCAATGACGCTTACAGGTGCCTGAGTAGCATAAATCCTCTCTTCTCCCACTGGTGCCGAAACATCCGTAAATCCAACGTCTTTAGCATCCTGAATGGAGCAAATCAGAGGAACAGGAACACGCACCAGGTTAGTGTTTGCCTCAAATTGTGTTCCGGTCATCAGGCGGAGCCGCGCGCCCAGCGAATTACACATCAGACTCATGGTTGCTTTATCAGTAGCCATTAACGTAACGTCATAAGTCAGGATAGCCTGGGTGTATTCCAGAGTCGCTAAAGGCATTCCAGTATCCGGGTTGCAAAAACTGGCAGTTTGCCTGCGGTCTATCTGCTGATCATCATTGATATAGCTGATATCCATAGACCGGGAGATGTTGATCAACGGCAAGGCATCGCGATTAATGTTCTGGTTTTCCGGTTTTCTTCCTTGCCCAGCATTTGCGCGACGAACTGCTTTAAGAAACTCGATCGCATTGTCGAAACGGGCCACATAGACACGCTCTGCTGGTGGACGATTCAGGAATGACGCAAAGCGTTTTTCTTCCGGCGCGGGGGCCACCAGTAAGATATCAGAAAAGATATTGCTGATTAGCGTAGCAAACGCGTTATCCACGTTTTCAAAGCCCGTGGTCTGGAATTTTCCTGTGCGTGAGGTTTGCCATTCACCTGTTCGCGCCAGGAGGGTTTTATTTGAAGTCATTCGATCACTCCGTTTTGAGTCGTATCAAAATTCCTGGCAGGTATGCAGTAGTAAAGCGAACCAACATGCTGTGTGCCGTAGCTAAAAATACGGTGCACGTACCACCAGCGGCGGGCTACGCCGTTTACCATCTCTTCATTCCATTCAAGAATTGATCCGACGGGGACGTTATTTGCTGCAATACGCAGAATCAGAACATCATCGGTTAAGCCATCCTGCTCACCGTCTGCGTCAATCGCATGGAAAGAGTCACGCCCGTCAGGGTTATCCAGCACATAAACGATTTCAGGTTCCTGGTAAGTCAGTTCGCGTTGGTTGTTATCCAGTTCGGTGAATGACTCTTCTCCTGTTTCGTCGCTGACTACCCCATATGTGCCAACATCTGGTCGATATAAGAGAGCCTGAAACGCGTCTGGGCTGGATTCAATAATTAGCATCCAGTCTGCGCGGATTTGGTCGTTAAAGGCTTTATGCCCGTTATAGCGTGCTTTTAACTGTGGAGTCGGTTCTCTGCCAGCCAGGGAAGATGGAAGTATGGCTATATCTGATTCGCCAGCATCCGGAGTAAGGCCACCGTTGCTATCAGCAAAATTATCATGGCTATCAGCTTTGGCGGCGGGTTGCTCTTCCAGAATGCTGAATGAATCCGAACCGGTATTGCCATGTTCCGGCGCGCCTCCTGCATCCGCTTCAACCGTCGCTGGCGTTTCTCTCTGCGTGCTGTCATGTTCTGACTCCTTACTTGCCAGGTTTGCATCGTCAGCAAACCATTCGTCAAAACGGCCCATAAGCATCCTCAAAGGTCGATTTATCAGGTATCGAGGGTGCATTGTCTGGAGATTGTGATTTCAATTCATATCCCAGCATGGGACTAAAGTGCTTTACATTGTCCCATATTGGGACTACTATACTTTCAGCGAGAAGGAATCTGTGATGAAAATAATTTCGGTAAAAACACTAAGGGATTTCTGGGCGAAGAATCCCGATGCAGAACAGCCATTAAAGGCATGGGTTGATGAAGCAACAAAGGCTGACTGGAAAAATCCGGCTGAGATCAAAGAACAGTACCGGACAGCCAGCATCCTTAAAAACAGGCGCGTGGTGTTCAATATTAAGGGAAATGATTACAGGTTAATTGTCGCAATTGCTTATCAGCGAGGATGGATGTTCGTTAAGTTTATTGGAACACATAAGGAATACGATGCCATTGAAGCTGATACAATAGAACTGGAGTAAATCATGAACATTAAACCTATCCGTACAGAACAAGATTATGAGGCCGCACTGCGTGCGGTCGAACCGATGTTCGATAACGAACCGGAAATGAACACACCGGAAGGCGATTTCTTTGAAGTAATGTGCCTGCTCATTGAAGAGTACGAGAAAAAGCATTACCCAATTGAGCCACCATCACCTATTGAAGCCATTAAATTCCGTATGGAACAGCAAGGGCTGACCGTGAAGGATCTGGAACCGGCGATTGGTAAGTCAAATCGTGTTTACGAAGTGCTAAATGGGACACGAAATTTAACGTTACCTATGATTCGTCGTTTACATTCCCAGTTTGGCATTCCTCTTGAAAGCCTGGTTGGTGTATGAGTTTGGCGGTCTGTATGACCGCCTTTGTTGTCAATCAAGAACCTTTCTTCACGTACTCCATAAACATTTTTTCAGCTTGCTCAGGTGACGTTCCTGCCATGACCAGTGCATCAATGAACGCTTGCTTCTTCAGTGCGAATTGATCGGCAAGGCGTTGCTGAAGCTCCTTGTTTTTCTGTTTCTCACGTTGCAAGGCTGCTTCTTTTGCTGCTGCCCGTTTTTTCTGTGCATCGGACAACTTTCTGGCCCTGGTCAGCTGGTCACGTAGCTTGTCAATCTTCCCGTTGTCCTTTGCCAGTTTTGTGCTTAAAGCGGCCTGGCGTTTCTGATAGAGCCTCCATTCGCGTTTGGCGGCTTCAACGTTCGTTTTACTGCTACGATTGCGATTAAACTCCTTCTCGTCTTCTTTTGAGAAGTGTTTAGTTGTACGGCGGCGATCGTCACCAAATGCAATTTGCGTTGCGGCCTTTTGTAACGCACGAGCAATACTCATTTGCCAACTGGCGGACTGTAACCGCGTCATTGAGTGGATCACGTGTTTACAGGCGACGCCTTGTAGCTTAGGGTTACGAACTTTTGGATAGGCGTATTCTTTTGGCGGGGCCAAGGCAAAGTTACCCGCAGTAGCGATGTAACGATACCAGTATTGATGACGACCACAGTCACAATCGAAAGACACCCGCCCGGCGCACAGTGATTTAGTGATTTTCAGAGCTGATTTATCGTCTTCTGCGATGTCATCGACCATCTGATCCCATTCTTCAAAGCGTATACGGACGATATGGTGCTGGTGGACGGATATATCCGATGCTTCTACGCGGATATTAATCACATTGTGGCGAAGAGATACGGGTGTAGCTCTTTTGATACCAGATCCGTCATCCACGGCGTTATTTGCACGCTTAATATCGATAGCCTGGCTGGATGCCACCAGCTGGGCGTATGTGATGCCTGCCGTCTTACTGTCATATTTTTCGCGCGTTTTACTCCGTAGCTTTTCGAAGCCTTTCAGATCGTCTCGCGTAAAGAACGTGCCGCCTTTCTTCTTCCCCAACTTGAGAATATCTTCGGCGGATTTGTTCCTCAGTCTGCCGGGCGTCAGCGTCCGGTGAGCTTGTCGGCGCTTACGGGTTTGTTCTTTACTGATAAGGTCGAATAAACGCGTGAAGTCCTTAGAGGACAGGCCATCAGTGATATAGCGCCCGTCCTGGTTTTTCAGGAAATCAGGCATTTTCTATCTCCGGTTCCGCGCTCGCGTAATCACGGATCTTGTTCCTCAGCCATGCGACATCAGGAAGAGTTAACGTGGTCCCGGCGGGCATTTCTTCCATTTCTGACTCATGGCCCACCAGCACCCGGAATACCCAGCGCAAATCTGCATTGCCATACGCCCTGTAGGCTGCAAGGTCTGAACGATATACTTCATCAATCTTTATCGTGTACTGGAAATTATCAGAGTGATACTCCGATACCCGCTTAATCATTTCCTGGTGAAACAGCGCACGAAAAATATCGTCTTCAATGTACCTATCGTCGAGTCTGCTATAGCCCATAACAAAGCCTCTCAGTCATAACCTGGTGGAAACTGTATGCAGGGTGTGAAATGCGAGAAACAGACTGGCCACCAGTTCAGGGGGATGTGGTTCATAAATCCCCTCACTGGTGACAAGTGACTTTCATTAATCTTTATGCGGGGGCCAGCTTCATTTGCTGGCATTAGATTAAAAATTAAACGGAGTGAATGACATGGATGTTATCTTCGAATTATTAATGCTAATTGATCTGTTTATGAACGCTTCATTGTCCACTCAAATACTGGCGTCAATATTTTTGTTACTCTTCTACCTGGTATTGAGGGAGTTAACAAAGCTACTAATGTGATCAAAGTATCACGGTATCTTCATCAACTTCTTTCCCAGCCAGTGACTTTGGCTGGGAGGTGCCTGCTTCAACTTTTTCATGCCCAATAATGGACAGGAACGAAGCGAGTATGCCTGTTTTTTGCTCTTTCTCGACTGTGCCGGTCATCTGCTCTACGTAATCTGCACTGGCAACGTTGTGGTATACGGTCGCGTAGCAACACAGGATCATCAGAATATGCTCCGGCCTGATATCCTGCCAGTTCACCCTGTAGACTTCTTCTCCGTTACCGTTGTATTCGGTGTCAACGATGGAGTCGGGGATTTCGAAAGCACCTTTGTTATTTTGCGGCAGGGATAATAGCTTCTGGAGTTTTAGCTCTCTGTATCTTTCCATCCCTACGATGATCGCAGCTCTGCCGTCGGCATGACGTGTCTTGAGTGTTACCTGGCTTGCTCCGGTGCCAGCGGAGATCGTTGGCGTAATTTCGTCAACCAGCACCTTAAATTTGCTTTTCCGCAGGGCTGCTATAGCTGGAGGAATTTTTTGCTTTTGTTCCAATGCTGACGCGGGAAGGGGTTTTACTTCGTTAATAATGAGAGCACCGTCTTTCAGTATTGCAGTGAGCATTTGAGGCTTGCTGGTGGTCAGGCTGAATATTGCGATCTTTTCCATTGTCCTTCCTCCACGGATGACGGATACAAAAAAAGGCCGCACATGGCGGCCTGCTTTGGCGTTATGACTCCCTACCGCGCTTCGGCTGAAAGTTAATCGTCAAAAGAACCTTCAACGGGAGCCGTTAGCGCGATGGATTATGTGCAGTTTGTGATTTCCAGAATAGTGTCAATAGTCATTTGCTATTTTTTTTGTAAACGATTTGGTGCTTATCAAAAAAACAGAGTGGTTAGTTATTATTATTGGGTTGTTGGTCTTGATTTGTGGTGAAAGGTTGAAAAGTGAGCAAAAACATATTTCCCAATCGTATTATTAAAAAGTTATTCCGATTCAAATTACTGAAGACTGTTGGCGTTGCTCTTCTTCTGTCAAGTCATTCTGCGCTCGCGGATTATGGAAGAAACGCGGTTATATCATGGGCTAATGAATACCAGAGCCAACATGGCGCAATGAGCCTTTACTATGAATACAACAGATACGGAGTTGATCCACAAGTATATCTTATTCGTGAAATTAATCGTGCGTGGCAATCTGGGGTGGTAGCCGCTCAACGTGGGCGAGTGATTAATGACGATGAAGCCTATGAGTATGGGTTGCGTCGGATACAGAGGCTTCGAATCAGCCAGGCGCTGGGGAATGATGTTACGCTATCCCTGACTAATCTGTGGGTTAAAGCGTTGCATGATGGCTGGAACTATGGAAATGCCAACAATGGCAGTGTTACACAATCTTCAACGGCCTCTGCTGCAAGTAATAGCGCGCCAACGTTTTCCTGTAAGGTTGACGTAACATACCAAGGGAAGCGTAGTCATTATATGGATGAAGCCGGGGCGTGGGATCAGGTAATTACAGACTATGGGACTTATTTCTCGTGGGATTTACCACGTGGCAACCGGGGTAATAGTACCGGGCAAGATGCATTTAGCGGAATGGATGAGACTCAACCAGTTCTGAACAATAAGCTGATACGCAAAGAGACAGAAAAGGATGGTAGCACGGTCGATGAATTTCGCACTGAGGTTAGTTATGGCAGCGACCAGCCAGTTCATAAGTTTGTGTATGCTCGCCGCATAAAACCGAATGGTATTCGTGAATATTATGTTACGGATTTAACGGACAAACGTGCGTTTATGTTCCTGAATTGTCAGCAGGACTAGTAAATTAAAGCCCCGACCTGGCCGGGGCAACAGTAATTAACTAACAATCCAGTCCATAGCAACCATATCCTCTGGCGCTAAATCAATAGCATGGATTTTCCCATCCCGGATAGTGCGCCAGTGCTTCCTTGATCCGCCTTCGGGCCATACCCATACACCTTCAGACCATGAGGCGCGACGGCATACCGTTGCATATCCACTTCTGATCTTCTCTCTGGCGGTATGCAGTGACAGATTATCTTTTGGGATTTCCGGTAAAGGATGATGGATTGCCTGAAACAGCCCCATCTTCGGATGATACCAGCGTTTGTTGCGTGGTTCTGCCTCCGACATAACCTGCTTGAAGGCTTTCCGGAAGGGGGCTAAGGCCACAATGGAGCGTCGGGCAAGCAAACCATCTGGCGTTAAAAACTCATGCGTATCGGTTGGAATCCGGTAAGCGTTAACCAGGTTGCGACATTTGGCTTCAGTCAGGCCACATTTCGCCGCCAGCTGGCGGTAGCCAATGTAGCCTTCCGGAATATTGCCTTTCTTTATTTGCTCGAGTGTTTCAGCGACCATCGATACTTGTGCCGATACCTCGGCTACCTGGGCATTTACGGCGTTGATCCGGCGTTCATGCTCAAGATGCATTTGCGCCATTTCAGCCAGAATTTCGGCTTTTGATTTTAACGGTCCCCTGGCACTCTCCAGTTCGCGCCAGCGGTCCACCAGCCGGGCGGTGAATTCGGGAGAGAGCTGCGCGACGACGATAATACTATCGCGCTTGCCTTGTTCGCCTTCGAAGACGTAATAGCTCGCCGGGCGGCCTGCGGTGGGCTTTTCCTCAATTTGAGGAAAAGTTATTACGCCCCGTTCCGCCAGGTGTTCAATGGTGCGTTTAACGTTGTCAGGACGCTTACCCACCAGCTCCGCGATCTCAATACTTGTCATTGTCGCTTTTTGAGAGATGGACAGATTCATCAGTGTACCTCCACGCAGTTCATCGGCAGATTCCAGTAATTGAGGATCTCCATCGCATCAAGAGTGAAGCGAGCAGCAAAAATGCAGGGTTCTTCGGGAAGGTATGAGCGCGCCTCTGCTTCGGTAGCAGCCATGACGCAGATATACAGGTGTTTTTGGCAGGAATAGAAACGCCAGATAAATTCAGAATGAGTTGGGGTAGGGATAGTAGCCATATTGGCAGCCTCCTTTGACTAAGTTAAGGAGCTACCGCGTGAGGTTCCAATCTCAATGGCGGTAGCACTGACTGGGTTGGAACTACCGGCGTCAAAGGGAACCGGCCTGCCTTTCGGCAGCCCAGCCAGCACTACCATTGATCTCTGAGCTAAACGCTACGTATGGCTGTGCGATGGCGTGACACAAAAAAAGACGCTTTCGGCGTCTGTGTCGCCTTTGACATTATCCGGGGTTCCAATCCCGGCACCCGTTTTTCTAAGGTGCCGTAGAAATATACCCCACGATAATGCCAGGGCGCAACAGTCAGTATTTTATGCTTTGGCGGATTTCTTCCGGGCTTGCTTGCAGGCGTAGGCCATTGCTTTAGCTTTCACTTCATCCAGCTTCCCGGTGATCACTTCTTTTCCGAGAGTGACAAACCAGTCATAGCAACCGCCAGTAATGTTCTTGATTTGAAAGTTGAGGTAGCGAACAGTCATTTTGACACCCCCGGCGCGAGTAAAGAATGCAGATTATCGCGTGAGTGGTGGACGACGAGTGATGGGAAAAGACTGTAGTTGTTCATAGTGTAGTGACTCCTTGCTTTCGGAGCCGCCATCGACTGTTCCACGGTCTGGTGGCGGCGCAATAAAGGCTGGAACACCGTGAGTCAACGGGGGCTTTTCAGCCACCTATATTGCACCGCCATTGGTATGGCGGCGGCAATCATACGAAAAACTAAATAGTTTGTCTCAAAAAGTTGACCGGTGTGCCAATCGGTAGTGAATGTACATCGGAGAAATTTACAATTCAACTTAAAATGTTAGAAAACTAATTTATCAATTCAATCGCCATCTGATACAACGCCATTTCATCGGCATTGTGCCGTATGAAATCTGCTTTTCCGCCTATTTTTCCATCAGCATGAACAGGGACCAGCCAGGGATATTGTTCTCGGACCTCGGCTGGCGCTGCGTACTGGTGGTGCCATTTACACAAAGGGAGGACATATTTATGCGCGTTCTCTGCCGTTCTCCCGAAGATATGGTGCAGGGATACTACTGGGCTATGTTGTCCGTGAATATGGCAGGCAATGCAGGGGAGAGTACCGATAGCGGTCTGTATCCGGCGTTCATCAGCTGTGAGTGATCTGCCCTTCAGGCCGCGTGACGTGCGTGTTTTTTTGGACGGAGCGGATACAGCTTTATCTTTTCTCCGCTGTTCATATTGCTTTGCTTTTTCAATTTTCTTTTGCCGATATTCAGGCGATGCGGCTTTTTCTCTCGCTCGCTGCTGCTGGCGTTGAGCTTGTTGAAGGCGCTTTGCCCTTTGTTCCTCTCGCCAGGCCGGGTCAGCCAATTTTTGCATGGCTTTTTGTCTCTGTTTCTCCCAATAACTCTGTTTCTGCATGATGGCAGTCTCTTACTTTTCAACGATTTTTCTATGATTGATCAAAACTGTTAGATATTCAAAATTGATTTTCTAACACAAAACATTAATATCATTCCTGATAACTGTTTGGAGGACATGATGCTTATAGCTTTAAGTGCGATCCACCAGCCATCTGTGAATGAAATTGGCCTGTTCTATGTGTTGTTTTTCGGGGCGTTGGCGCTACTTGAGCTTGGTATTGAGCTTTTCGCAGTGCTTATGTTTTGCGTCACGATTTTGGGGAAATTTTGATGGTGAAACGTGTTTTGAAAATTTACATCGCGGGGCCGATGACTGGTTATCCAGATTACAACCGTGCGGCGTTTAATGCGAAAGCGAGCGAGCTGATGGCTGAAGGGCATATCGTTCTGAATCCAGCTGTGTTACCTGGTGGCCTTTGTCAGAGTGAATACATGGATATTTGCCTGGCAATGGTGCGTTCTGCTGATGCGATCTATCTGCTTAAGGGATGGGATGTGTCCGCAGGAGCACGTGCAGAACACGCTCTGGCTGAAAAACTGGGGTTGACGGTAATTTATGAAGCACCATCTGACACAGATTGCAGAATGGCAGCGCATCTTTACCGTGAACTGGTCGATGCGTTACGTGATGTTGCTATTGAATGTCACGGCACGGATCAGCTTCGCGCCCGCTTAAGCAATACCCTTTCCAGTTACCTGTCTTTAGCTGAAGGATACAACCTCCGGCAGCGGAGAATGGTCAAATTAATCACGCGTTTATCTCAATCCCTGGCAAATGCCGAACCAACTAATCCGCTACCTAATGACGCAATGAATTATCTGAAGTCATGCGGCGTTGTTTCTGAAGATGCAGTTCGTTTTGTGGAGTTTATGTCTCAGAGGATGTCGGCGTGAGCTGGCGGGGATGGGGAAGGGCAGAAATCATGATACTCCGCCAGTGCGCCGGAACTATGACGGTAGAGAGTATTGGGAAGCTGATCGGTCGTACCGGTGATGCCGTCAGGACCAAAGCGCGGGAGCTGCGGATCAGCATGATTCTGAAAGGAGACTTTCACCAGTCAGCCAAATACCGGCAGAGCGATATAGAACTGGCGCGGCAGCTTCATCAGTGTGGTGTTCCCCGCCGTGAGATCGCAGAAAAACTCGAAATGCCCCTGGGAATGATTAATCAGTACGTTTATTTCGAAAGGAGAGTGCATGAAGTCTGAAGGTTTAACGCCCGCACAACTGGCAGAGCGTAACGCTGAGTATGTAACGGAAATTTCCCGACTTGAGAAAGAGCGCGCGGCGCTGGCTGCGGAGAATGCGAGACTGAAGGCGATATGTGAGGATCGCCGCACGTTCATTATGAATGGTGTGCAGCTTGGTTTTATCAAGGTGCCAACAGTGGAAATAGATCCAGCTCTTGAAACAATTCGTATCGCCCTATCACCACAAAAAACTACTCCTGCGACCGACACTTTCCTGGATGAAGTGAAGACTGAAGCACGCAAGGAGGGCGCTTACTTTGTGGCGAACAGAATGCTGGCTGCCTGGGTAGCTGGTTTTATTGATGATACTGCGAAGAACGCCGCGGATATTGCCCGGATGATTCTTACCTCTACTGAGTTTATGGCTAATGCGCCGGAAGGCGATTTTGACCGCTCATTCTCTGATGGCGTTCTCGAAGATATCGCCGCCCAGCTTGGAAAAGGAGGCAAACAGTGAGTAATTCCGCACGACTACAGCTTGGTTTTTCACCGCTATCAAAAACCATCGTGTTGGCAAAAATGCGTGACTTAGGGGATGGAACAAAACGTCGTGTTGGCAATGATCGCGGTCGTGATGTAACCAACGAGGCCGCTCAACTCGTCTGGCATCTGGTCATGGCAGAAGGCGGTGAAATTAATTGGGAGCTGGATGATGGTTCGCGCATGGTATTAAAGGCAGAAAAGCAGGAGCCACCACAGTGAATATCGACACCACGATAACGATCGATACGGCCCTCAACACAGGTTTGGCCCTGCTCGGTTGGTTTTACATCATGTTCAGTGCGGGGAAGTGGGCGGCCTCTGTTTTTCTAAAGCAGTGGGGAAAGCGCCGCAAACAGGAGATACGCCAGAAAGCGTTAGAGGCGTTCTATGACGCCTTTGAACTTAGCCGCATTGAGCCTGGCACAACAGCCAGGGTAGCAACAAAAGATGACCTGATGATCGTGATGTTCCGACAGGAGAAAGCAAATGGCAGCAAAGCGAATGACTAATCGCGAACTTGTTGATGCCGCGATTGAACTTGCTGGCGATTTTTATTCCATGATGGGGTACACGCATCGCCCAGGCTTCAAATATTGGGAGTCTCCGCACCCGCAAGAGCAACGGGTATTTCAAATGGCCTGTCGCGCTTTTGAAGTTATTCGCGGTTCTGATGTGATGGACGCGATTGCTGATTTGGAGGATGAAGAGTGAACACAATTAAAGAAATGCCGGTAGAACGTGATGAATATGGCTGCTGGACACATCCGGAGTATGAGAAGTTTTGCGCAGGTCGTGAATATATTTCCACTGAGGAATTTGACGCCTGGATGAAGGAAAATAATCTTCAGTGGACTATTCGCAGTATGGATGAAGATGATTTTGATCTGGACGCAGCTGGTCCCGATATTGCCGCCTGGGAACCGGAGCGACCAGAGGGTGAAGGCTGGTTTGTTGGCTCTATTCATGACACTGAAGATGGTCCAGTTTGTATCTGGCTGCGGGAGAAGGTTGCCGCATGATCCAAGCTATGCATGAAGTGAATTTATATAGCCGTATTGATGGTTCTGGCTACAGAAACATATGGGTAGTTGGTGATCTGCATGGTTGCTACACCAGACTGATGTCCGAACTCCATCGTGTGGATTTTGACCCGGCGCAGGATTTACTGATATCGGTTGGCGACCTTATCGATCGCGGTACTGAAAATGTCGAATGTCTGGAACTATTGCAGATGCCCTGGTTCAAGGCAGTAATGGGGAACCATGAGCGGTTGATGCTTGATGCGTTAAGTCCAGATGGCAACGTGAATAACTGGCTAATGAATGGCGGACAATGGTTCTTCATGCTGGACACTGATCAGGAAATATTAGCCAAGGCGCTGGTGGAGCTGGTAAAGCGTCTGCCATATATCATTGAGTTGAACACCGGACATGAAACTATCGTTATAGCCCATGCCGACTATCCAGGTGGAGAGTACCAGTTCGGTAAGGATGTATCGCTTTTTGATGTTGTCTGGTCGCGCAGTCGCGTCGGTGATTCGATAGATGGCATTGGTGGAGAAATCACAGGCGCAGATCGCTTTATCTTTGGGCACACACCGGTACGAAGACCAAAAGCATACTGGAATCAGCATTACATAGACACGGGCGCGGTTTTTTGTGGAAATCTGACGCTAATGCAGGTGAAGGGATGGCAGCTTAAAGTCTGATCAAATCATTTACGCACTCAAAATGCGTTAGAACATTGATTTTAGTTTTCTAACATATTATTTTACCACTCGGAACAAAACAGAGTCGGTATGCATTATGAGTGCAATAATCACCCCATATGTCGTAAATGAAACTGGTGTGGCTGTCTTTCCGGTAGACAAGCCCACCAGCAACTACATCGGCGCAGGTCGCCGTTTCATTATCTCACCACTTCCGCGAGAACAGGCTGAAAACACTCCAGATGGCGTAGTGGATCTGAATTATTCGCTGGTTGCCAACCAGTCGCTGAAACCATTTTTTCAAAGCGAGCGCGTATTTAACGCGTTAGGCGGTGAAGATTCGCTTGTTCATTGGGTAAGTTCCAATATCCACGATTGCCAGGCGCACGATAAGCGCGATTGCAGCCACCAGCTAACCACTCATTTCTATAACGGCTCTGCCGTTCGCCTGTGCTGGAAGCATGATGCGGAATACATGATGAAGGGGTACAGCAAGCTGGACGACCAGTTATCCCTGAATCGCGCCAACTGGGTTATGAACTGGGCTGCGAGCGAGTTAAAACTACCGCCAGAACGCGATCTGAGCATGGTTGAACTCACTTTTTGGGCCATTCGCCGGAATCTGAAAGATGAGCTGCCAGATGAAGCCGGGCGCATTGCATTTTGTCAGCCAAAAACTGAAATCCCTACCGGTACGCTGAAAGAATCAGATATCACCTGGGAGCACAGTACCCGCGAGCTGGTGGACATAACCGCAGAGCAGATCGTCAACCTGTCTGTAGATGAGGATTCCGGCCTGCTTTATATGCGCCGACCAAAAGCGGTCCTCGGTAAAAGCCCAGCTTATCTCCGGTTTGTGGTTTCTCGTCCGTGCATCGGATGCGGTGGCAAAGTTAAACACCCGTTCATGTACCGCGCCCGCTCGTTAAACGAACACGACCGCTGGGCTGTTCCTCTTTGCGATGACTGCGCCAGAAGCGCAGAACACGATGTCCGGGCATGGGAAAAAGCACATGGCATACGCCTTTATGTAGCCGCTAACCAGCTTTTTGACTTCGCCATCGAGCGCGGAGTAATCACGTTTAATAACTGATTGGGATAAAGGCATGAGCATGGAGCCAGGCAGCACCATCCGCATTACTACAAATGGAGGCCTGGTAATCATGATGTATCGGAAGGGGGAAGCCAAATGAATAAAGCCTCACCAGCAGAGTTAAGAGCAAGTCTAGAGATGGCGCATAGCCTTGCTCAAATTGGAGTCAGGTTTGTACCAATTCCAGTTGAAACAGATGAAGAATTTCAAATGTTAGCGGCATCAGCAGCACAAAAGCTGGAAATCATGGCGGATAAAGCAGAGAAAGCGGAAGGAGCAGATAGTGAGTGAAACTAACTATCAGGAGTTGCGCGAGGCAGCGGAGCAGGCAACGCAAGATGAATGGGTAGCATATATTTTGCCGGGGCATAACGGCATTTATCCTGCGCGCACATCTGAGGGTAGGCATTGCGGATACTTTATTGACTGGCCTGGCATTGATGGACAAAGGAATGCTGGTGCTAATGCCCGTTATATCGCTGCTATCCCACCAAAAGTTGCGTTGTCACTACTGGATGAAATTAAACGTCAGGAGGACTCAAATATTGATGCTATGTGCCGTATTGCAGAGCTTGAAACTAATATCGCGGCGCTGGTGGCAGAGAACGCCGGACTGAAACACGCAATGGCCGTAACTCTTGAGCATGTGTCGGTAACGGATGCAGGGCAGGCCGGAGTTGCTGCGATGATTATCAACGATGCTCTGCACCACAGCGAAACCCCAGCCACCGATGCTTTTCTGGCTGAAATTCGTGCGGAAGCACGCAACGAGGGGATTAACTATACCGCCAGCCGTCTTGCTGCTGCGTTCAATCACGGATTTATCAATAAGTCTTTGCGTGAAGTTTTCGACGTTACACGCATGATTTTGTCAGCGAAAGAAGAGTTGGCTAATGAAGCGCATCCGATTGATGGCCTATCTGGTGAATATGCGGAGAAATCCCTTGAAGAATGGGCGGAACAGCTTCGCAAAGGAGGCAACCAGTGAGCGAAATTAATTACCAGGCACTGCGTGAGGCGGCGGAACGTGCAATTCCAGCAATGGAACGCCTGTTAATGTTGCCAGCTGATGATGATTTGTTAAGTGAACAAGAACTTAAAGATTACGGTGTGGATATTGATGCCCTCAACGCCTTCAAATTTCTGGCCGGACCAGAAACCGTGCTGGCACTACTGGATGAGATCAACGCATTAGAGGAAACGCGTATCAACGATGTTTGCCGTATTGCGGAACTAACAAAACAACTGGAGTCGGCAAAATCAAAACTCAACGAACAGCGTGAATATTACGAGGGAGTAATCGCGGATGGAAGTAAGCGCATAGCAGAACTGGAAGCACGGGAAATAAAACCAGCCAAAGGTGAAGTTCTTGTCGTTGTTTCTGGTTTTACTGGTTGCGGAAAAAGCGCCATCGCCGGGGAAATAGAAATCGCGATGAAGGCTATTGGTGTACCGGTTCAGTGGACTAATGGCGATGCGGAAAAGCGCATGACAGGAGCTGACTGGCTGACAGCGATTGAGATGTACAAACCAACAGTGCGCATCGTGGAAGTTAATGTGCCACGCGCCACTGGCATTCGCATCAAAGGAGAGTGATATGGCTAACTCATTACTTGAAACATGCAACAACTGGCAGATTCAGAGGGCGGAGATTTTATCTCGCAATCCAGATATGGCAATGACAATTGATAACCTGGATACGCTAATTGAACGGACCGTGCGTTCTGCACTTGATATAGCACATCGAGTGGATTGGGATTTCAGAGAAGCGGAGCGACTCGCTAAAGAGCAGGCGAAAGCAGCGGGAAAAGGAGAGTGATATGACCACTTTCACCGACAAAGAACTGATTAAAGAAATCAAAGAGCGTATCAGCAGCCTGGACGTTCGAGACAATATTGAGCGCCGTGCTTATGAAATTGCACTGGCATCGCTGGAAGCAGATCCAGTTGCTTATATTTTCAAACATCCGGCCGGGAAATTATTCTGGGCTTTAACGGATGAAAGCAATAAAGAGCAAGCGGACGTTATTCCTGTTTATGCTGCCGCGCCTGCGTCGGTTGTGCCGGATAATGCATCAGAGCCTCTTGCTTATGCTTACAAAGAGCTTACGCCTGAGATTATGCGCAACCATTTAGCTGTATTCGAGCGATATGGAATAGCCCCAAACGATAGCTCTACCACAATTCAGGCACTGCGAATCGCGCTGGATGGCATAGAGCGGAGCGGCGCCATGCTTCATGGTGCCGAACCTGTAAGCCAAACTTACAAGTTGCCTCCCCTGTCATCCAACGAAGTAAACGACGCGGCATGGAAATTACGCAACATGCTTACTGAACACGGCCCTCTTAATGGGCGTCAGTTCAACAATCTGAAAGGTTGCTTCTATGAGGCATTAAAGGTCGCAATGCGCAACTATCCGGTAACTCCGGATAGTTGGATAAGCTGTAGTGAGCGAATGCCGAACGACGCGCAGTGGTGCGTAGTGAACACAGAATACGGGTATTACGTGCAATGCTGGTCTGAAGGTCAAGGGTGGCTTGGTGATGATATCAGCATCCCTGAATGCGATGTAATCAATTGGATGCCACTACCAGAGCCGCCGCAGGAGGTTAACCGTGGCTAACCTGCAACTTGCCGTCAAAGGTGAATACTTCGATGCCATGATTCGCGGAGAGAAAACGGAAGAGTATCGCTTGTGTAATGGCTACTGGAATAAGCGAATCATGTTCCGGGAATATGACCGCCTGATTATCACAAAGGGATATCCGAAGCGCGACGATTCCAGTCGCAGAATAGACGTCCCGTATGAAGGGTATGAAATAAAGACAATTACACATCCGCACTTTGGAGAGAATCCGGTTAAGGTATTTGCGATAAAGGTTAATATCAATGGCTAAATTTCAAAGAGCTATTATTTTTCTGGCTATGTTATCAGCCAGTCATTTATCCCACGCGTCAGTTATTGCCGCTGGAGCGGCGGCAACAGCGGCGGCAACAGCGGCGGCAACAGCGGCGACCACGGCGGCAGTAAATGCTTCTATCGCCAGCGAGCAAGCGCGGCGTGCTGCAACCAATGCTTCCGCAAACACCACCACGGTATCAGTCACACAATCAAAACCGAATATAGGCTTTGTTACTTGCGGAAAGAGGAATAGCGAAATGGTTGGTTCTCTTGGTTGTGTAATGTGGCAAGACGACGACCGAACAGAAATTCCGTGGAACTCATGGCCTGGCTACATTCTTGGTAAGAAGCTGCCCACCAGCTATGAAGTAAATGCTATTTCGTTCGACCAATATAACAGTGTTGCAACGGTCTATTTCTCTTATTAACACGGAGTAATTATGTGGCGTGGTAATAGTCATGGCAGAAGCCAGATGATACTTACCGAATATACGTTAGACCACAAAACCAATAAATCACGCTCAGTATATTTGCTCCGGCACAATAGCCGCGTAAGGAATACCGTGCTGGAGCAAAATCTTACCGTTGAAATGGATAATTTTGGTAACTTCAAGCCAACAATAGCGCTTGATGATTTTCCGCGTGGTTTAAGCGAAAGAGAAGCAATGCTTAAATTAGCAGAATGGCTACAGAGATTAAGTATTGCTATTGAAGATAACTGGAGCAATCCGTAATGAAAAATAAAAAGTTTTGGTCTACGTTTTTATTTGTCTGTGTTTGTGGCTTTTTTGTTGCTTTAGCTGGTGGCGTAGAATGGGGAACGGAGAACTGCGGCGTAATGGTTGGTGACACCTTATTACTCGCGGGCATGTTAGCTTTTATTCTTTCATGAGAAAGATTCAAACCACCAGCAATATTATTACCCCTGTCGTTACGGCAGGGGGCTGCAACACTGTGTAATTGAGTAATTTTATATGATGACATTCAAACATTTTCTTGACCGTCCATTATGGGCGGCAGCCGCAGGCTATGACTTTAATTATATGGATTGCATGTCTTATGCCGCAAATGCATACGACCATTCATTCATCCTGCTGCTTAACTCTTTAAAGATATTACCGGAAACAGAAGTAGGCGAGCTTCATTTGTGGATATTTGGCTTTATTGTCTCACTCGTTGGAATTGTTTTTTGGCCTTTTATTTTCTGGCTGGTGGCTGTTGTAGTGTGGTTTAAGTGCAAGGCATACCGGAATAAGTATTTCTTAGGTGATGGAATGACTGATATTGCCAAAAGGAACATTGAAAATTGGACCAAAGAATGCGAAAAGAAATGGAGCAACAAGAAATGACCAGAATCACTAAATTGCGCATATCAGAGATTATTGCACGCATCGAAATGTATGGACACGGTGCTGGATATACGGCAGATGAGGTGTTGGAGCTTGCCAAAATAGCGTTAGCAACCTGCAAGGATGGTGAAACCATAAAGCTGATTGACTTGTTGGTGCAGGAGCTGCCAAAGCGTGGAGGGTGGCCTGATGATGTGCTCGATTGTCGCATGGTTAGAGAGGACGAGTATGAACCATCATATGGCCTCTTTGCTTTTGGCTCTGACCCAGCAAAAAGCCTGCGAGGACGCCATTTTTGCCTTGAGGTCAGACTCCCGATAAGTAACCTTGATCGTGAGGAATACACGGAAATAATTTCGCGCAAACAATACGAAGAGGCTCTAGAAGCATCCAACAAGTTAAATTTTGAGCAGTGGCTGGGGCAGCAACACGAAAAAATCGACCAGGACTGCGGTTGTGTGTCTACGGAAACATTCATGCACTGGCTGCGGGTAGCCTATGAATCTGGCAACCGTCTGGATACCCATCCACAAGCGCCGAAGCCAAGAGTGAGTACAACTCTGGAAAGGGGCCATCTTGAAACCGCATTAAAGATTAAGGCGGGGCATACGCTTGGGGTAATAGATGCTATGTTAATTCATGAAATGGCTAAGGCTTTGCTACCAGAAATCCCCGCAAATACGCCAACGCACGTGCTGGCGCAAATGAAAAAACACAATCTGCCCAGGGAAGTATTCTGGTGCTTTGACCATGAACAGTGGAGATTCGCATGTCATAAGTGCAAGTATAAAAGATGACCTGTCAGAAAAAATCACATAGCTGGTGGGTAAAATTCTGAATAAAGCTGATATCTGATCACCATGCTAAAATCCCCTCAATTCACAGAGGGGATTTTTGTATATGTTGCGTAGATTTTTAGGTAAAAGCGTTATTGTCGGTGCGATGTTGGCTATGTCTGGGTGTGCTATGGTGCAATACAATGACGGAGAAAAGGTTAGCATCCAGTCAGATGGTTGGTATGGCCTGGATAGCCTGCAAAAAACAGCGGATAAAGCCTGCCAGCAATACGGAAAGTCTAAAGCCGTATATCAGCATAGTGCTAACGCTAATCCTCATCTTGCGCCCGGAACAGGCGTTCAGAATACCATCTGGAAATGCGAGCCTTAAACATGAGCGACTGGAATATTGCAGCCAAAAGTCAGGAAGAACGGGATAAGGTTAACGTTGATCTGGCTGCCAGCGGTGTGGCGTACAAAGAGCGATTGAACATACCTGTCATAGCTGAACAGGTAGCCCGCGAGCAACCAGAGAATCTGCGCACCTATTTCATGGAACGGCTACGGCACTACCGGCAGTTAAGCCTCCAGTTGCCAAAAGGGAGCGATCCGGTGTATCAGAACGAGGATGCACCAAAAAAATAACGGCAAGATGGGGGAGAAATGTGATTAGCCCCCAGCGTGGCGCGCCTACAAACCCCGCTTTCACAAACTATGCCTTTTCAATGTATACTGTATGAATAAACAGTATCATTAAGGTAAAACGCTATGGGCTTCCCTTCTCCTGCGGCGGATTATGCAGAGAGCCGCATTTCTCTTGATCAGCAACTAATCAGACATCCTTCCGCGACCTACTTCATGCGGGCGGCAGACAGCCATCACCGTGAGGGAATATTGCAAGGTGCTTTGCTGGTGGTTGATTCCTCACTTACTCCGGTTGATGGTTCACTGCTTATATGCGCTATGGAGGGTGAATATCGCATAAAGAGATACAGGAAATATCCGCGCCAGCACCTGGAGGATTTAAGCACCGGGAAGAAAGAGGCGTTACCAGTAGATGACGATGGATGCACGGGCAGTAATGCTGTTTTTGGTGTGATCACTCATGTCATTAATGATGCCCGAAGTGGGGAGTTTGATTATAGACCTGTGATTTAAGGCGCATAAAGAAGCCCGCCAGACCAGGCGGGCTTTTTGTTGATATCATTCAATGATTTTTTCGGCTGTCAGCCAGCTAATTTCGTGCCTGTCTTTCGGCGGTTTTAGCATGTGAGCATATTCAGCGACATGCTCCCACGGAATTGTTTTTGCCCACTCAACGATAGCATTGTGATCTGCAGTGAAGAGTGGAATAGTGTGCGATTTCAACCATTCTAATGTCGTGACGCCATGTTTTTTGGCGTGGTGCTGCGCATGATGCCGGGCTATCACTCGTAATGGCATTGTCCATTCACTACCATCAGGCATCGAAAAGCGCATTGTCTTCGGCATATCTGATTCAAGAACAGCCTCCCTAATACCAGGGAACTCACCAAGAATCATACGACGATAGTCATCACTATTTCGCCCGCCATACCTTTCGGCAAAATGATCAAGATATTCTTGGGTAATAAATGGTGAATCCTCCGCACTCAGCTTAATGGCTTTATATACACCACTCGGATTATCTTCAGCTAAAGCACGTCCATGATGTGAATCATAAAAAAAGCCTATTTCCTCTGGTGACGGAATTGAAGTGAGCAATATGCGTGAATCACCACTAGTCATGCTTGCCCACACAATGCTGTATGCCCGATCGCTGATATGTGCGGAATCCACAATAATGAATAAAAGATGGTCGGCGTAGTGACCTGCAATGCTATCTTCATAGTTAAGGCGGTAGTTACAAAAGCACATTCCCCAAAATTCATTGAACATCAGACCGCTATCACCGACCTTAAAATACTCAATGATAAAAGGTTGTTTTTTCAGCAATGCCTCCCAACATTGCCACACATATGCAACAATTCCTCTTTTGCAAACATTTGATTTTGGATAAACAATTACTGTCCGGGAATCAGGATACATAATCGTATAAAGGGTACTAATAACAGCAAGCACTTGCGGTCGTCCGATCCCATACGGAGTGGTGACAGTAGCTTTTGCATTATTGGGCTGTATAGCTTCAACAATTTGTTGTTGCTGGTGGCTTAAATCAATATCAAACAATTCTTTTGCTGCCAGTACCCAATTGTCTTTATATTTCTCCACCAGCGACAGCCAGCGCGGATCTTTATAAATATTGCTCTTAGTCGCCATCTGCCACTTCCTTAACTTTTTCTTTGGCCTGTTCTGCAATTGCCGCACGGCATTTCGCCCTGGCTGTAGCGATTGCTTCAGCTCGCACATCGTCTGGAATCGTTGACGTGATATACATATCCAGTTCTTCGGCACGGAATACTGTTTGGTCCAGATATTCGCGTAGCATCCAGGTAAATTCGAAATCACACGCGATAATCTCTGCGCTACCTTCTGCACCATTTGGGAAATGAATAAATGCCTGTTTAGCCAAACCGATAACACGACATGCGGTTGCCAAAACAGCGACAACTAGGTTTACATTTTCACACGCTACGGGCTGATTAACGCCGGAGATTACTCCATTTAACTGTCGGTTATATGGAAGGTAGTTTGAGATGCGTTCTACGCGCCATGTGCCAGTCAGGCTGCCATTTTTAAAGATAATTGGTGTAACGGATAGCCCAAGCTCGCGTATAAGTCGTTGCGCTATAGCAGGATCATTAAACAGGTCTAATGCTACACATTCGAAAGACTGCGCAAGGGTAAACAGTTCTTCCAGAGAGTAGTCTTTGCCCCTGGCGGTGATGTAACGACGAACGCCGCTGTCTGCATCACTCCATATAGCTACGCCATGCTCTTCATTCAGCTCTTCATTAAAGCCGAGATACGTCATGATAGTGCGTTCAATCGTGTCAAACGGCAGTGACATGTCGGCGTTAACAGCCACCAGCAGGCCATTACGCAAGCGGTATTGAATTGTTTTGGTGCTTTCCATGTCAAATCACTCCACTACAAACCAGTCACATGCCAGTAAGTCGCCTACAGAAGGAACCCACGGAACAACTACACCTTGTGCATTTTTTAAGGCGAAATAAGCACCATACGGAACGAGGTCGCCGGGGAAATATCCCTTAATGGCTTCCATTCGTGCCGGGTACTGTCCTTCAGGAACCAGCCAGCAGAATTGGTTTTCGCCGTTCCACCCGCGTCGAGCAACTTTCTTGCCATCCTTCAGCCACATCAGCGCGTCAGAAAAGTCGGCTGCTTCAAGGTCGATTTCTTCTTGCTGGGTGGTGATGCCACCAGCAGAAATAGTTACGCTCCCGGTAAGATTAATCATCACGCCGTTGTCATCCGTAATGATGACCGTGGTTCCATTTTTGGAGGCGTCGTTAACCAGGCCATAGCGTTCCTCAAATGGTTTCTCCGGGGCATAGAACAGATAACCGTTTTCATAAACGATCAGATACCCGCCAGTTTTTGGTCGGTGTTTTTGTAAAAACATTGCGTCAACACAAACTGTTGCCCCTTTTGGTTCAACGAGTTCGATGCAGCCCCAAAGTGGGGCATCAGTTACTCCGAAAATAACAACATTTTTGATTTTCGATGCACTAACGTTTTTGTGAGCTTTGTATTTGGGAAGGAACTTAAAAAGCTCTTTCGTTGCCATGTTATTCATAGTCTTTTCTCTGCTTATAACTTTTCGTACTGAAGCGGTGAACGCTTAATTTCAAAGTGGCCTTCCGATGTGCTACCAAAGCCACCAGCACCACGTTCCGTTTCGTTGAGTTCCTCAACCTCGACTAGTGAGACTTGTTCAACACGCTCAAAAATGCCTTGCATGACAGCCATTCCAGGCTTGAGACAAACGCCTTCCCCGCCGGGATCAGTAATCAGTTTTGCCATGATTTCACCGCGATAATCGGAGTCGATAATTCCTACGCAGTTAGCCAGGCGAGTATGTTTTTTGCAGCCCAATCCGGATCGCGGATAGAGTTTCAGACACCAGCCGGGCGGGATCTCCATAGCCAGTCCGGTATACACCCACCAGCTTGAGGAAATTGCACCATTGCTATCGACGCATGGTTTTATTTCAACAGCCTCAAAATCCATCGCCGCCGATCCGGAGGTGGCATAAGCTGGAAGTTTTGCTGCCGGATGTAGGCGTTTCACTTTTACGTAAATCATTGTTTTTTAGCTCTCTGCGTGAAGGTGTAAACCCGACGTTTGATATGTGGAACGGTAGGAACAGGAAGACAGGAACTTTCAATAACCCCTTGCTCCTCCAGCGATCGCACCGCCCGCAAGAACTGCGACGTGTCGCCGCCAAACTGGCGGGCATAGGTGCTGCCGTTATGAAGTATTTGAGCTATTACCCGAGCTTTTGTCTGGCTGTCACGATATGCGAATAGCCGCACGGCCTCGTCTGGCGCAATCGCTAACTGATAGCCTTTCCCGGCACGGTGTCGAATGAATCCATGCGCCAGTAGGTTTTTGAGTTCGTTACGAGTGCGAACAGATCCGTAATCCAGGAAGTGTGGATTGATAACGACTGGCTTAAACCATTCCGTAGGTGCTTTAGCTAATAGAGCTAACAGCTTCCCGGACAATTCTGGATAGGAAGACGGGTAACAATTCAGAGATGGGTAATAAGTTTTCACCGACGCCCCCTTGCCGGATATCGACCTGCATTAGTATCCGGTGCAATAAAGCCGGTAGTGGGGCGAGTGAAAGCGAGATTAATCTTCTCGACCATAGTGCGATAATTTTCCTGATAGTGGGCCAGGAGTTTTTCGGCGGCAATGATGGTTACTTTCCGGACGTAGCTTTCTGCTTCCTCCAGATTTCGCCAGTTTTTTTCGAGGGTAAACACAGGGACGGCCTCAAGCCCGGTCATGATGCCGAACACAACGACAGCATGACTGTTCTTAACACCAGCGGCGAAGGTTACGGTGTAACCATCCACCTTGAAGCGTCTTGATTCCGTGATTTGACTCTGCAAAGCACCCTCCTAAATAGGCGAGGGTACTTTACAGCAAAGGCGTTAATCTAAAAAGATGTGTTAGAAATTTAATTTACGAGTCCATCAGGCGGCTATTAGCCCCCACAGACACGCCGCCACGGCGAAGATACCGCATAAGTGTTTCCGGTTTCTTCCAGGTTCCTTCCTGCATGATCTCCACCATAGACACCTGCTTTTCAGCCATATCAATAGCGGCCCCGACGCGTGCACTATGCCCGGTCCACGTCCGGTATCTTCCTTTGTTTGGCGTAGCATCTCTTTTATTCAGCAACACCCAGGCGTCGCTGAATATTTTCTCCATTGCAGGTGCAGTAAGGGGCGTTGTCGTGATCCTGGCCTTATTGCTACGGTGTATCGGCGGGAACAGCACTGCGTCAGGATGTTCGCGAAGCCCGGAAACATCCAGCCAGTCATTCAGCACAGCGGTAGTGCGACGGGAAAGCACCTTATCAAGCCCGGCGGCGGTCGTTATTGTCTTCGTGTGTGAAATATGTAGCGTGACAGTGTCACCTGTTTGGTCCAGATCTCCTACACGAATACGCGAGATTTCCGACATACGCATCAGCGTATTGTATGCAACAAAGAGAAAAGCCCGGTTGCGCAGATCCACCAGCCGTTCTGACCTGGACAGCAGGACGTCGAGCAGTTTCAGATCGTCCCACCGCAGCGGTATAGCCTGGCCTGTTCGTTCGCCTTTTTCAGTTGCCGCTTCGCGCCGGATGCGCCGCATAGCCAGAGAAACACTTTTATCATCCGAAAGTGGTGGAAGGCCACAATGCGAAAGCAGCATGTTCAGCATGGCGTAGTGCTTATCAATGGTGGTCGAAGCCAGATCGGCATCATGCAGCTGAAGAAAATACTCGCGGGCCATTTCTGGTGAGATCGGAAACCAGGCAAGCTGGCGAGCGTGACACCAGCGCGCCCAGGAATGAAACACCAAACGGAGGTCGCGCAGAGTATTCGGCGCATAAGCTCCCTGGTCATTCATGAACCGCATAAAGTTTTCTGCGGCTTCCTGGTACTCTTTGCCAATGTTGCGCAGAAAACCACCGGAACTGCCAGAGATAATTAATTCACTCATGAAACTATTTGACCTCTATATACAGATGACGCTACGCGAAAAATATAAAAATGACAGGGTAGCTATAAGTTAATTTTCAAAATACAAGCCTTTGATTCGAGGCACGTATTTTCAGTGATGTCAACACTGTTCATCTACACATGATTATAGCCTAACTTTAAATAATGCCAATTATTTAAAGTTAGAAATTTAGGAAATTTTTTCCTTTCCGCGCAGATGGGCAATGCATTGCTGGTGTGGGCTTTAAGTTATGCCAGGCAGTTTTTAAGCGGAATTTTCTAAATTTGATGATAAAAAAACACATCTTGATCCTTTACTCACCCTGTTATTCGGCATAGATTTGTCATAGTAATTTTATGTTAGAAAACTAAATCGAGTAGGAATAATGAGTAAGAAGTCGATCGAGAAAGAGTACAAACGGTTCCTGCAAACCGCTGCACGGTGGAAAGAGCTGGTGGTCGCAAACTCTGTTTTCCATGATACCAGTTATGCCGGCGAGGAATTCCGCCATGTTGCACTAACACATGATCAGAATGTGCTAGAAGAAGCTGAAAAGTGCCTCACAGAATGGAAAGCCTTTGTTGACTTGTGCCGTAACGCTGACGGCAAAGCGTCTAACATTGTTGAGTCTGTATATTCTCCGATCCCATTCATTATCGAGGACACAAATCAAAGCACGCATATTGTTGTGCAAAGCGCGACCACCACCCGCTCATTTACGCGCGAAAATCTGCTCAAAAAATATGATGCAATTATAAAGAAAAGCCTGAAAAACAAGATATTTTCGCAGATTGTTGGTGCACTTGAAGAAGAGCGCCGTTTTTTCGCATCAGAACCTGAAGGGGAAGTTTACCGGGCGCGCAAAGATGGATACACAGATGTAGTGCTTACAACAAACATTGAAGGCAGCAATGCTCTGTCACGATTCAGGGTAGGCGCACACGGAGCCTTAGTGTTCGCAAAACTTCCGAACACCACAGTGCCCGTTGTTAATAATGTCGGCGAACGTCGCAGCATTACTATTTATTCTGGGGTTGAGTCGATACCTTGCGGCCTGCTTGGTGACTTTAGTCTCTATCGCGTTCGCGATCTGGAGAAACACCAACCAAGCTATGTTGCGAAGTCATACATCTTGCGAAACATCGACATCCGCAATGAGAGCTTAAAGAACAAATCAGCCAAAATGCTTGAGGAAGCCGATCCGGCTATTCGCCATATCATTGAGCGTAAAATACAGACAGCACGCGAAGCGATGGCGAGACTGAATAAAATGGATCTGGAGTTGTTAGACGTAATGATGACATCCGGAGATGACCTGACAGGCATAAAACTGACAGACGCGCGGAAAAGATACGGTAAAACCATAGAAGAACGTTACGGGTTCACTTTCTCCCAAACACAGCACGCCGCTAAACTCTGGTAATCACAAGCCCCGCATTGCCGGGGCTTTATCCGGTGCGCCGTAAAACCCCGTCCTTCAGGGCGTGGAGGATGTCAAATATCCAGATCTGGCATTTCTACATCTGCAAGAACCTGATCGCGGAAGGTAGCCATTTCAGCGCCGATATCTTCATTAGCAGGAACATAGTCCACCAGCATTGTAAAGCAGTAGGTATCCCATCGGTCAGGTGATTTGATGTTCAGCTTTTGCCGCATGTGCTCCTTGCGCATCATCGCCATCTTCCCTTCTTCATTAAGTAAAAAGGGGATTTTTGACGCTTGCTCTGCCGTTTTAGGGTCGCTGTCTATTCGCATACGACCTGACTTTATGGCATCACGAGCCATAATATTTGCGTAGGCACGCTGGTTAACAAAACGCTCCTTGTCTTTGTTCGAAAACATGGGTTTCCCCCACCGAATCCGTACCGGATTAGCCCCACGGCGCACCAGCTGCGCACAGGTATCTGAACCAAAACCGTCTGCGTCAACCGCGATTGTAATATTCGGGTATTTATCCGGCGTGCATTCGTTGTATATAAAGTCAGCAAAAGCCAGCGGGTCCATAGTCCCTGGCATTTCCATTACCTTAAAGTTAACAACACGCCGCTTTTCCCGGTGACCAGACACTTTACAGATATTAAGAACTGACTTGTCTCGCCCGTTACCAACGTCAGCAGTAGCCACCCATCCCCAGTTTTTCTCCAACAACACCTTGCGCCGCGCAGCGCGATCGCATTCATCACGACCAAGCAAATAGCCGTTAATCTCCCTAGGGAACTGACCAAGCACCTTTACCATGTACTCAATAGAATCTCGCCCGCCATATTCCAGGAGTTTCTGCCTGATGAATTGTGGTGTGACGAACGGTGATTCTTCTGAGTTAAGAACAATTGCTGTCCAGATCCCTTTCGGGTTGTCTGGGGTTTTAGCTTGAGAATGGTGCGAATCGTAGAAATAACCACTTGGCCTTGTTGGCTGGGATAGCATCAACATTCGGTTATCTTCTTCAGTCAGAGCGCCAGTCATTACGCCGATCGCTTTATCAGATATACCTGATGCTTCATCCAGAATTAGAAGCAAATGTGCCGCGTGCCCCCCCGCCAGTGCTTCTTCGTTACCGAGTCGATAACCTTTGCAGAGAACTTCCCAGATCCCTTTGCGGGAACGTTCATAAAACATGGTGTCAGACAGGACAAAATAGGTCTGTAACCATCCGTGACGCTTAACTGCATTCGCCCAATACTGTTTAACGTATTTGAATACGCCTGTTTTAACCTGGCCTATCTTGTTAGCAACAATGATGACACGGGCATCGGGGAACAGAATCAAATAAATCAGCAACAACATAGCCGTTAACGACGATTTCCCTGTACCGTGACCAGAAGTAACAGTGGTTCTGCTCCCTTTTTGCTGTACGGACTGGATAATCTCCTGCTGCTGGTGGGAGGGAAACATCCCGAAAATATCAACAACAGCCTGGGTAAAGTTGTAGCGGTATTTGATTACCATATCGCGCCAGCGTGGATCGCTGGTGACGCATTTAATCTTGCGCCCACCAGCCATTAGTCGTCCTCCGGCGGTTCTATCGCGATATCATCATCTCCGGCGTCATATCCTGCGTCTGATGCATCATAATCACCGTAAATTTCAGCCGTAGCCGAAGGGTCAATATCCAACTCTTCGTCGTTGGCCTCGAATTCCCCAGCCTTACGCTCGCCATTGTGGTCGTAATCTCCGCACCCCAGATCTTCAACAATGGTTGCCACATCCGCCCGGCGCTCTGCCAGCCATTGCGGATGGTTAGCCTGAAGCGATGCAAACTCCTTCGCTTCTTTGTCCAGCTGTTCATCATCAACATCATTGATGTCAGAAACTGGAGGCTCGAGAAGAGTGATAGCTTTCGCCGCGCGCGCCGCGAGGATAGCCGGAACACTGACACCCTGACGCTCGATGTATTCAGCAACACCGATATCGTCCAGCTCCTCGCGCTCACGCATACGTATAGCGGCGGCGATAACTCTGGCTGCGCGTGCGTCAGCGCCAATGCGATATTCAATCTCTTTGCCACGCTGTTCGGCCTGTAGGCGTGCTAATTCGAGTTTTTCTTTGGCCTCGGCCTCTCTGAATGCTTGCTGGCGAGCACCCTGACGAAGTTTTTCATCACCCTGTCGCAGCTTTTGTTCGGACTGATATATCGCTGCCAACCTACTGATAAAATCGTTCATGTAGTAGGCCGCGTCACTGATTAGACCGAGCAGTCGCTGCCCAGGGTGCATTCCTTCTGGCTGCTGATCACCCAGGGCGTCTATCTCCGCCTGTAGGCGTTCGGCCTCCTGATCAACAATGCTTTGGTACTGAAGTGCGCGTTCTTGCGCCATTTGAATTGCTAACCGCAGGTGCTCTTCTGCGCCGTTCTTCATCATGTCGCGAGCCACACTCGTAGTGGGCAACGTGGCACGCTGCACAGCACCGCCAGGGATCATTGCTGAAGATCCCTCGGTTTTTGAAGCGCATTTATCTTCGGCGGGGGTCATTTTTGCCATTTTTTTGCGCCATGATCTCCTGACAGATTCTTTTATCTCATTGTTATTATTGGTATTATTGTCATGATCCGAAGTTTTCTTTCTTGGCATACTTCGGAAAGAACCTGCACCCTGCGAATTGTCAATTTCTGTAAATTTTGTTTTTTCTGCACCCTCTTCCAGCTTTTTTGTTGCTCTTCCCGCCCGTTTTTTTTCAGGTGATTTGGTGCTTTTTTTTGTTGTCTTTACCTGCGACCGCACCTCATTTTTTTTCATATTGAGATGCTTTCTGGCTGTATTGAAGCTAAGGCCATGCTCCTCACAGTATTCCTTTACAGTGATCCCTTTTTCTTCACGCAACGCTATAAAGCGGGCGCGGTGCTCCTCCCAATTAACCAGACTCATAAAGCAACACCACGCTTTTTAACGGCGGCATTCCACAGCTTATTCGCCATGTCCACCAGCTCTCGTTGCTCTTTTCGCGCCTGTTCGACTGATTTCCTGCTACAGTTTTTAACCAGTAAGCTACCGTATTCAGGCGTGCGCCCGCGCACCTTGAACTGATATCCGTTCAGGCCATGCAACCAGTATTTCCGTGGGTAAACACGATCATCAAGCTCACAAATAGCTCGGCTTGACCGCACAAAATGCCGAATGATGTTGGTTACACTTACGCGTGAAACATGAAGGTGAGGATATTTTTCTTTAGCTAGAGTGGTGATTTCGGTGACTGTCAGATAGCAGTCAGCCCTAATCATGATATCCGCAATTTCTGCGCTGCTGATATGCTCCATTAATCCCCCAGGCAGGAAATGACCGAGGGGATGATAATGAGAATGTTATTTCTGTATAGACTGGCAAAAAGTTGGTTATATTAGAAAATTAATTCCATTCATCTAACACTACCAGCGAGATAAGCGAACGACGTGTTTTACCTTAGCGATCCACTTACCACGTGAGTTATTAATTACGGCCTGCGCCACCTTTAAGCTGACTTCAAAATCAGCCTTACGACCATCAGAATCCACCAGCGTTGCACCGTCTATTTCCGGCAGGCTTAAATAATCCTGTTCTACCTCTAATGGCATTGACGGCTCTCTGAATGGTGTCAATTGCCGAGCTTTCCAGATAAAGCGAACTCTCAATCCCCTATAAGCCATTACCATGTAGCCTGTTATCGTGCTCTTATGGCCTGCATCAGTACGCGTAGCATTACACGATACAATCTTACAGGTGACGATATTCCACTCCACATTGGAGACTTCGTGAATGCTTAATTTTGTAGTCTCGTACATCAGAATGCCTCCCAGTCAGTCGCGATAATATCCACGCCAGTGGCGAACCAGTCTGTCTGTGCCTGTAAGTCTCCATTCATCATTACCAGCCGAGGCATAACCATCACATCGCACCCTTCCACAATATCGAATGCTTCTTCAGGCAGGAATTCGACGAGCTTTTCTTTACTGCCAATACTGCCACGGAACATCGATAAATAGCTCCCTTTAGGCCATGATGCCCGGCGGGCATCCAGCCCCTTCATCATCCAGAACATGGCGGCAGAAAAATTGATGTTCTTTTTGGCGATGAAAACATTATTGGCTTCTGTTTGCTTCAGAAACTTAATTAGCCTTGCCATCGACTCGGATAACGCTACGTATGGCTCATGATTGGCTGCGGACACGCTCACACCATGTAATCCAACACTGACTACCGTCATATCGCCGCTTTGAGCGGTTTCAATGTTGACACCTTTGCGAACTAACGAGGCATAAAGTTCCTCTCGCTTTTGTGTCCAGCGTTCCCGCTGACCGATGAAGTCACTCAATATGAGATCTGCTTCTGCATACGCGTTATCGTTCGCCGTTAACATAACGTCTCCTTTTTACACGCGCGACCATCCCTCGGTTAAACCGATAGAGATGTCGAAACTTCGTATTAATTAAGGGTTACAGCCTGAGCGGCTATATGATGAATTGAAAGGAGTTGTGGCGGTGGTGCCTCCACCTGCCAGGTTAGCCACTCCTGGCGACGTCACTTATCAGAACGTAGTGAATGAAAATGGCTTCGTCACGAGCGCATAGCCGCAATTACCACAACGGAAACGGCGCTCACGCTAATTAAACGCCTTTTCCTGTTGTGCGCCGTACTCTTCCGGCTGTCACACCGAATCGCCAGGATGGTGAGTCCTCGGTCCGACGATATGAACGGGGCTTGCACATTCCGGCTACCTGGTTTGTTGCCTGAGCTAGGGGAAAAGTTAACCCCTTTAACGTCACCAGACCGCTAACGACGCATGTGCCATACGCCGTGTTACAACCAAATATGGTGGCCCCTACCGGACTTGAACCGGTGACCGTGCGATTATGAGTCGCCAGCTCTAACCACTGAGCTAAAGGGCCAGATTACTGTTAATTCCGCTTACGCTTTTTGCCAGAACCGCGTAAGGCTTTTGCCGCTTGCTCGATCCCATATGCAACCACCAGCAGAAATAAAAATGTCCAACCAGGGTTCTTATCGGCAAAGGCCCAAAAATCCATCACTTGCAGCTACCTTTTAAGACAAAACGCCATTGCTGTTAGATTGCGGTGCCGGGTGCCTCCCGGTGACGTTAACCAGTTAACAATTAACGCCGGGATGTTTGACTTAACTATTGAGGAAAATTGTTTTAAGGGGAGCCCGCAGAATTCGGAAAAAATCGTACGCTAAGGTTTTCCGGGCATCCGTAAGGGCCGAAACTTCCCGTCTTCCAGTCTGCGGCTCTGCCGCCAGACGTAATCGCCGGTTAGGTTGATGTGCTCCCAGCCCAGCGGCGACAGGAATTGCAGCAGCTCGCCGTCCACCGGCTTGCCGGCCTCGACCAACCCCTGGGTGGCGCGTTCCAGGTACACCGTGTTCCACAGCACGATAGCCGCCGTCACCAGGTTGAGGCCGCTGGCCCGGTAGCGCTGCTGCTCGAAGCTCCGATCCCTGATTTCCCCAAGGCGGTTGAAGAACACCGCCCTGGCCAGCGAGTTGCGCGCCTCACCTTTGTTCAGGCCGGCATGCACGCGGCGGCGCAGTTCAACACTTTGCAGCCAGTCCAGGATGAACAGCGTGCGCTCGATCCGGCCCAGCTCGCGCAGGGCCACGGCCAGTCCGTTCTGGCGCGGGTAGCTGCCGAGCTTGCGCAGCATCAGCGAGGCGGTGACGGTGCCCTGCTTGATCGAGCTGGCCAGGCGCAGGATGTCGTCCCAGTGGGCACGCACGTGCTTGATGTTCAGGGTGCCGCCGATCAGCGGGCGCAACGTCGGGTAGGCTTGCACGCCCTGCGGCACGTACAGCTTGGTTTCGCCGAGGTCGCGGATGCGCGGCGCGAAGCGGAAGCCTAGCAGGTGCATCAGGGCAAAGACGTGATCGGTGAAGCCGGCCGTGTCGGTGTAGTGCTCCTCGATCCGCAGGTCGGACTCGTGGTACAGCAGGCTGTCGAGCACATAGGTGGAATCGCGGACGCCGACATTCACCACGCGGGTGCTGAACGGCGCGTACTGGTCGGAGATATGGGTATAGAACAGCCGTCCCGGCTCGCTACCGTACTTCGGGTTGACGTGCCCGGTGCTCTCGCCCCGGCCACCCGCGCGGAAGCGCTGGCCATCGGAGGATGAGGTCGTGCCGTCGCCCCAGTGGGCGGCAAAGGCGTGGCGATACTGGTGGTTGACCAGCTCGGCCAAGGCCGCCGAATAGGTTTCGTCGCGGATGTGCCAGGCTTGCAGCCAGGACAGCTTGGCGTAGGTCAGGCCGGGGC